ATAAGTGATGGCGATGGAAAAAGTATGAAGTATAAAGTAGGAATAGATTTAGTAGATGTAAATGTTAGACTTCAGCAACATAGATCTACTACCCCGGCAATAAAGTTAGAATATTTGTTGTATACTCATAAAGCACCATTAATAGAAGAAGCAATGTTGGAATTATATAAAGAAAATAAAAAATTTTATCTAAACCATGAATGGATCTATGATATTGATATTAAGCATATTATAGGAAATGTTGATACTTTTATTAAATTTTTAGGTATTGAATATACTATAGATGAAAATATTGAAGACTATAATAAAGATATTTTTGAAGTTGATGATTAAAATACAGTTTTTAATTGAAAAACAATTAAAAATTTTAAAAATAAAATCTAAAAAACTTTAAATTACAGGGTCAATATAGTCTGGGTTGAAACGTGCATTGTGAAAGTCCCAGAATTCTGTTGAGCCAAACTTAAAGTCCCTTGGTATAGGGCGGGCTTTGTAGTAGAAGACGCAGTCTTCTATATTATTACTTTGAGTAGTGTTATGAATGTATAGAGCGGTATAGTCGTCGGTTAGTTGATCCATTATATCGCAAAACATTGTAAAATCTGGTATAATACCTGCATAATTTTCCCATAGAGATTTTCGGTTTTTGAGGTTAGTTTCACGAAGTATAAAAGTACCGTCGATGTTGGTTCTAATAACTGGTTTAATATCCATGCAGTATTGTAGACTGAGGATATACCAACATTTCCAGTGGCGTCCGTTTTTGTATAATCCTTGAAAGAGAGGTTTATTAAAAATCTTTGGATCATCTGTGCAGTCATCAAGTAAAAGGACAGCCCAAGGATTTTTAAGGTGTTTTTTGGCTATTTTTTGTCTTTTGACAAAATCTTCAATTTTAGATTCATCGAGCTTATTGTAGACGAAAGTGCTTGGAAACATTTTTCTATAATGTCCATTACTGTCTTCAGTGCCGCTCATAACTACACCTACAGGAAAAATATGGCTTTTTTCGTATAATAGGGATGATATCAGGGTCGTTTTTCCGGTATTATGTGCTACTGAGAAATCATGCAGTAAGAATCGATGATTATTATCGAGAACAAAACCATAATAAATATCGTGTTCTAATTTCTCAATTGTAAATTTAGTTGTAATGTAAGAATTGTATGGTGTTTTAGCACGTTTTTGAAAAACATCTTTTAATATAGCAGAATTTATAATATATAAATTTCCGGTTATAAAGCAACTATATGTTATTTCATGTTCTTTATCAGTGTTTATTTTTTTAGAAATATATAGTTTTTTATAAGCAAATAATCCTAAAGATTTTGCTAAAAATATAATATCATTGCATAATTTTTCTGAATTTAAAGAAACATTGATTGTATTTTCTTCGTAATTATACAATCCACTTGAGTCTACAATACCAGATAGTAATCTTAATCTTACATTAGACGAATTTATCTTGTATAAATCCGGTATATATTTTTCATTATTTTTCATTAACGAATTATCACGTAAATAATTAAAAAAATGATATTGCATATCATTGGGAATAATGTTAGAAATATTATTTATTGTATCATTAAAAACAAGCCAATATCCAATAAAATATGGATCAATTGAATATTGTTGTTCTGTAAATTGTGCACTTGTTCTATACCATAGATGATCATTTTTAAAAGAATCTGATTCTTGTAAAAAGTCTTTTAATACTATATCAACAGTTTGATCTAATACAATATTTTTTAAAGATAAAATATGTGTTTCATTTACAGTATAAGATTCACCCCCATCAATAGGAGTAATTTTATACATCATATCATTATTATAACATAATTCTAATACATTTCTTGCGGTTGAATCATCACCCATAATTTTATCACCAACATTTACATTTTCAACATTTTTTATTGTTCCATCATACATTAAAATACCAGTCCCTTTTGTAAAACACCCTGGCTTCCCAATAACAACAATTTTAGAACCGCCTTGTGAACTATCAGTATAATTTGATGTAGAAGGTGGAATTTTATCGATTGAAAGTTCTTTTATTTTTAAATTTTGTGTAGGAATGCTCATTTTTAGATATTAAAATATATGTTTAAATATAATTTATATTAAATTTTAAATATAAATATAGAATTTATTCTGTTTCAGGTTCAATTGTAAGATTTTCTTTGTCAATTTGATTTTTACTTTTAATAAATATAGAAATTTTTCCTATATTTCCTATATTTGATCTAAAAAGTAATGGTTGCCCTTGTTTAGGAAACATTTGCATATTTGTGCTTAATCCGGATATTTTTGCAATTCTTATAAGCTGTTCGGTATCAAAGTCTTCATTGTATTCATTTTCTATGACATTAGGGTCTGGATCGTCGTCATCTTCGTCATCAACTTCTCCAAATACAACTTCTCGCGAGTAAACACTGCCAGCATTGCATAGAAATTTAACATAGAAACCTTTAGAAAGAATATTTATAGTTGTTCCAATGTTATTCATGTCTTTGCATAATTTTTGGAATTCACCAGAAGGAACGATAACGGGTTTTCCATAGTTTGTTGGAAGATCAATGTCAAGATTTTGAATTTCTTGAATTTTTATATAAGAGGTGGTTATACGGTTATTTTCTTTAGGGACTACTTTAATTCCTAAGTCAGTTGGTCTTGTATCATCAATAAATAAAACCATAGAGTCTTTTTTCTTTATTGCCTTGACCATCTTGTGAAAATGTGTCATGTTAACACCAATGAACATTTTTTCAGCAGGATTTGCTTTAAATTTATATAGTGTAAAATTTTCACTTTGTAGATCAATGTCTATTAATACTCTTCTATGATGATCCATCATTCGTAATTTTATGCCATTTTTATCTATTTCAAAGCAGGCAGTTTTAATATTATTTTGTAGCAATTCTGTGCATATCTTAATAGAATACCCTTCAGTGGTTTTTGCTTTGAAAATAATTGTCATTTTATATTTGAAATATAAACTTTAAATAATATTTTTTTTATTTTGTATAAATAAATGAGTGAATTTAATAATAAACCTGTCTATTTTTTAGAATTAGAAGATGTAAATCAGGATGGAACTTTAAAAATGAATAATCTAAAGATTAATAAGCCTGTAATTGTAATGATACAGGGAACATTTTGTGGTTATTGCACAAAATCCAAACCAGCGTTTGCCGAATTTGCTGTGAAACATCCAGAAGTATTTTGCGCAACAGTTCTTATAGATGGAAATGAAAGTGAGAAGAAACTTAACGGTGTATTATCAAAGGTTATACCAAATTATAAAGGAGTCCCAACATTTTATGGTATTACAAGAAACGGAAAAATTGCAGCACATAATTTAGGTAGATCTTTAGCTGATCATGAAAAGTTTTCTGCGACATTGTAATTTTTAAAATACAAAATCCTATTTTAAAAATACAAAATCCTATTTTAAATTCTTTGAAATATAATAAAGGGATGATAAATATTAATGGAAAACCTTTTCAAATATATGATCTTGATTCTGAGACTAGTATTTTGTCAAGAATAGCTTCAGAATTAAATACTATTCCAATACTATTATATATTAAAACAAAACCTGATTGGAAAACTAAAGATGACTTGATAGTAAAAGTAAAAGATATATTAAAAAAGATAAAAAATACAAATATTTCTCCAGAAAGTATAGACAAACTTTCAAATAAGACAAAAATACCTAATGATATATTATATAAATTTGCACGCGAAACAAAAGAGAAAATTGACGATGAAATACAAGATAATAAAAGATTAGCATCAGAGTATGTAGAAAAATGTAAAGAATTTCAAAATATTAAAAGTATAGACAGCTCAAGCTTTATTATACAAAAGCTAAATATAGAGCTTACTTTTAATAATAAAAATATTTATTCTTTGTATGATATGTTTAATATTATAGTAACAACTGATAAAGTCCCTGTTGTAATCTATAATAATTTTACAAAAATTTATAAGAAATTTAATTCTACAAATTCTATTTATAATGGTTGGGATATTTTTCGTTCTCAGGATATTATAATTCTTAAAATTATTTCAACAATAGAGATGTCCTTTAAGATTGGTGAATCAGATACAAATACCCAAGAATATAATACGGTTATTATAAAACAACAAGACAACAACTTTATAATTGAATTTGATATTGAAATAGATAAACAATATCTTAATCAAGATATTATAATAAATAATATATTAGAAACTTTAGACGTAGATTATGAACCAAAGATTACTAAAAAGATATATACTAATATTGGAGGTGAATTTATGTTTTTAAACCAATCATTAAACTTATATATATACTCTGATTTAGTTATGAATAATAAATTATTTTCTTCGATGTTAGTTGTAAATGAGAGTTTAAAAGCCAGTAAAAATAGATCCGATCTTTTTATAATATTTTCAGATCCGTATTATGGAGAAACGAGAGTAAATATAACACCTAAAAAAATAGAAGGTGTTGATAGTATTAGGGTAAAAGTGAAAAAGTCTTATAATATCGACTGTATTAATTCGTTTATAAATATAATGTCTAAATTGTTTCAAAAATATAATGAGTTATATGATGAAACAGTAGAATTATACGAAAAATATGGAATAGATTTTGCAAATAAACTTGTAGCTGATAGAGATGCTGATAAAACACAAGAAGATTTATTTAGTGTAAATCCAGAATTATTTGCCAGAAATTATACAAGGAGATGTCCTAATAAAGTAAGTATTATTGAAGATAAAGATGTTGATAAATTACAAAAGCAGGGAATTCAATTAATGAGATTTCCAAAATCTGAAACTATATCTAAACAATATTGGTATAGATGTGATCACCCAGTGTATAAATATCCTGGATTAAAAATTAACAATTTGGAACAATCTAATAGAAAAAAATATCCATATATTCCTTGTTGTTATATGAAAGATCAAACGGAAAAAACAAATTATAAAAAATATTTTAATCCAGAAGAAGAAAAAACAATACAAGCAAAAACTCAGTCTTTGCTAACTTCTACTAAAAAAATATTAAAGTACAATAACTTGGGAAAATTACCAGAAGAAATTCTAACCTTTTTTAAAAATATAGATAATAGCTGGGAATATGTTAGAATGGGAATGGATATAACAACTTCAAGTTTTATAGAGTGTTTAATAAAAACAACATCTGATAATTTACCAATTACTGATTCTGAATCAAGAATAGATGTGATATCAACAGCTCGTTTAGAATTATCTGATTTTTCGATTTGTAGACAACAGGCATATGATATGACAGTAGATATGATAAAAAATATAGCTATAGATGAAAATCAATATTTTGACCCAAAAATATTTATATCGTTAATAGAACAAGTGTATGGAATAAACATATATCTATTTGAACGAGATGATAATAAAACAAGTATGATTATACCAAGATATACACATGGCTATTATAGACTATCTAAAAAAGCACAATCTTTATGTATACTGATACATAAAGGAAGTGAAACTGATTTATCACCTTTTCCTCAATGTGAGCTAATATGTAGATATAAACCAGATCGGTCGATAAAATATACATTTAAATATGATAGCGAATTTTCAGAGATATTATCAGATACTTTTAATAAATTAACATTATCATATTCTCTCGATAAAAAAATAAAACAAGTTGTTTTTCCATTACCAGAGAATATAGAGATAAAATCACAAGTAATAGATTCTTATGGGAAAACACGATTATTAAATATAAAAACAGATTCTGTTAAAGATGAAAAACTAATTTTAATTACATCTCCAATACCACCATTTGATGTTCCTGAAATAAAATTTGACTCAAATATCGGTAAAAATACTATAGAGACTGCATTAAAATATATAAATATATTGGGTATAAAAGACGTATTTCAGTTTGTTCCAGAAGATAAAATTACAAATATAACTGGAAAAATAGGAAACGTAGATATAATAATTCCTATAATAGATACATTTCCTATACAAGATATGCCTACAATAAAAGAAGGAATCGTAACATATTCTGAAGAAGAATCTGTATTAAATTTATATAACAAAAATAAAAAAGCAGCCTTATATGTCAGTGAATATTTTTTCTGGATGTTTTCTCTATATATTGATAATAAATATGAATATAACGATATCATAAATAATCAAGATGAAATAATATTAAAATTTGTAGAAGAACAAGTTGATATTAAAGAAGGATTTAAATATAATGCAGTATCTAATAAATTTACTATTGACAATAATAGTGGAGTGATTTATGATAATAAATTTGTAGCTACTTCAAAAGAAATGATAAAAAGAGTAATTTTTATGTTAAAATTACAAATAAAATTTAATTTGAAAAAGCTGATAAATTATAAGAATACTTATAGTATAAATAATTTTTATAACAATACTTCAGATTTTATTCAAAATATTAATGAAGTAATTCTTGAAGGAAATAATTCTATTGAAAAATGGATTCAAGAACAAGATAAAAAAAATGTACTAAGAAATAGTGTCTATATTCAAGATACTAATGAACCCTATTTTTTTAAGAACAATTTAATAGATAAAAATATTGTTCTCTTACAAAACACAGATGATATAGATAAAGCATTATCTATTGCAATAGAATGGTATACTAAAAATATTAATAACGGTGATACTATAGTTTTAAGTTCTGAAACAGATTATGAATTTACTCTATATAACTATAGGTCCGAAAATGAAATAGAAAAAATAAAAGTTGAAGGAAAAGAGAATACGTATGATATAAGAATAATTGCAGCAAAAATACCTATTGACGATAATCAAATAAAAACTATTTTTTCAGTTATATTAAAATTATAAGATTTTATTATATATTGTATATATAATAAATGGAAGTATATTGTATATGTTTACCAGAAAGAAAAGAACACAGTGAACTTTTCTTTAAAACTTTAGATATGACACCTATATACACAAAAATAGAAACTATTGAAAATTTAAAACATAATATAGTTGATTTAATATCAAATAATATAATTGAAGATTCTTACAAAATAAAAGATAAATCATACTATGGTAAAATAGCATGTAGTTTAAGTCATATAAATGCATTAAAACTTTTTTTAGAAAGTGGAAAAAGAGCAGCATTAATTTTTGAAGATGACAATCATATTCCAAGTCATTTAGAAACAATAGAAATAAAAAATAGACTCAATGATACTATTGAACAATTATCAACTTTAAATAGTTGGTATTTTTGCAATCTTTCTCCATGTAATACTAATAGACAATTTATTACTCAAATAACAGAAAATTTATATACCGGTGCAATTGGATACTGTATGAATGCATATTTTATTTCACAAAAAGGAGCCGCTTATTTAATAAATAGATTACCGTTATCAAATAAATGTCATACATTAGACACATGTTTACCTATGTATGGAACTAATTACCCATTTCAAATGGTAGAAGTTCATCCAAGAATTTTTAGACAAAAAGATGGACACCAAGATAATACGACATTAGGTAATAAACATTCTTCTTCATTATCTATTCCAGAATATAATAACATTAATAACAATTATATATATATTATTTTATTTTTTATTGTTATCATCTTTTTAATAATTTATATAATTAAGTCTATTAATCCAAGAAAATATATAATATCATTAATTATAATGATACTTATAACTATATTATATACTAGTTATATATACTGGAGTCGTGGTTATTTGTTAAAAATAGACTGGAATATTCGGGCAGATTATTTGTTAAAAATATCAAGACATAAAGAGGTTATATACAATAATTTATATACCAACAATAATGAATATAGATTAGCTGATATGATATTATATAGAGAATGGAGAAGTAAAGAAAATGGGGAAAAATATCATCTAGAGTTTTTTCCTAATTCTATAGCAAGTGAATATATGAAACAGACTAAAACTGAAGAAAATTATGAACTATTATTTTCTATACTTAAAAAACACACAAAACAGTTTAATGAAATAGATTTGCCAAAAAATAATACTTTAATAATTCATTTAAGACTCGGAGATGTAATCGAGATGTCAAAACTATCAGTAAAAGATTTTTTAATAGATAATAAATCAATTGATTCTAGTTTAATTTGTGATAAAAATTATGGTAATGTAGTATGTAATATTAATGAAAATACAATTAATAATAGCGTATCATATGTTAAACCTTTATCATATTTTTATAATAAAATACATAAAATAAATGGAATAAATGAGATTGTATTAGTTGCAGGATGCCATGTTCTTTATTCATCATATGAAAAAAGTTATTTATATATTAAATGTATTCAAATATTCTTAGAAGAATTAGGTTATAATGTTTCTACAAGATTGGGTAAAAACCCTGACGAAGACTTTATATTTATGTCAAACGCTAAATATTTTTTACCATCTGGTGGTGGGTTCTCTAATATAGTTAAAAACATGGTCATAAAAAATAAAAATGTTATTTTATAAAAATGATTTTAAAATATGTATTTTAAAATTAAAATAAAATATGCCTCCTAAACCTAAATATGTTAAAAAAGACCATATAGAACATATCCTTACCCGTGCAGATATGTATATTGGTTCTATTAGAAACAGAAAAATGCAAGATTATGTTGCACTCGAAGTTGAAAACGGAGAATATAGAATTATTAAAGATGATATTGACATAAATCCTGGATTACTCCGTATTTTTGTTGAAGCATTATCAAATGCAATTGATAATGTAAAAAGAAGTGAAACAACCGCTACAAAATGTACTAAAATTAAAGTAAATATTGATAAAGATACAGGAGAAACAATTATATGGAATGACGGTCAAGTCGTTCCTATTGAATTAAATGACGAAGGTGATTATAATCATACAATGATTTTTGGTCAACTTATGACATCTTCAAATTACGATGATGATGAAGAACGACTTGTTTCTGGAAGAAATGGAATTGGTATTAAAGCAACAAATATTTATTCAAAGAGTTTTCAAGTTAGAGGATTTGATCCAGAAGTTGGTAAAATTTTTGAACAGACTTGGAAAAATAATATGCGTGATATTTCTAAACCTAAACTTACTTCTCATAAAGCAAAACATGGATTTACTGAGATAAAATATGTGCCAGATTTTGAAAGATTTGGTATGAAATTTTATACAGATGATACAATTAATTTATATAGAAAATATGTATGTGATGCAGCAATGCTTACAAAAATAAGTGTATATTTTAATGAAAATCTTATTCCTGTAAAAAATCTTACAGATTATAGTAAATTATATAATGAAGAGAAAACATCTGAAGTTTCGGTTATTAAAACAGATACTGCAGATGTAGTAATCACCCCAAGTAATGGTGATTATGAAGCTATATCATTTGTAAATGGTGTATATACTTTTGATGGTGGAAAACATGTAGATTCTTGGAGCGAATCTATTTTTAGACCACTTGTTCAAAAATTCAATAAACCCAAAAAACCTCAAATAAATATTACTGACATTAAAAAGTTTTTTAGAATTTTTTTAAATGTTTCAGTTGTAAATCCTGAGTTTTCAAGTCAGAGTAAAACTTGTTTAGTTTCACCTGAAGTATCATCTAATGTTCCTGTTAAAAATATCAATGCTATCATGAAATGGAATTTTGTTGAACAAATTGAAGATATTATTCGGGGTAAAGAATTTTTAGCTTTGAAGAAAACTGAAAAGAAAACCCGAGGATTTAAGAAAATTGAAGGTCTTGATCATGCAAACAATGCAGGGACTAAACTCTCTAAAGATTGTACTCTTATATTGACTGAAGGTTTATCTGCAAAAACATATGCAGTTACTGGAATTCAAGAAGGGTGGAATGGATTTAAAGGTCGTGATTTCTTCGGTGTATTTGGACTTCGGGGAAAAGTTCTAAATACAAGAAATGCTGTTATATCAGCTATAGCAAAAAATAAAGAAATCACTGATGTTATTCAAGCTCTCGGTGTTAGATATGGAGTAGATTATAAAGATGATAAAAATTTTGAAACTTTAAATTATGGAAGGCTTATGATTTTAGCTGATGCTGATTGTTTTACACATGACACTCCAGTAGTTATAAGAAAAAATAATATAATTGATATTATATCTATGGAAAGATTAGGTGATAAAGAATGGATTGATAATACAAATATATGTGTTAATACAGAAGTGTGGAGTGATAATGGTTGGACTAAAATAGAAGGTTTAAGACGTCTTTATACAGCAAAAAAGATTATTCAGATTAATACTCATTGTGGAATGATAAGATGCACAGAGGATCACAAAATGCTTTTAGAAGATGATCAAGAAATTTTAGCAAAGGATATTAAAATAGGAGATAAACTGATGAGAATAAAAACATTTTCTAATTCTAACACGTGTTCATCGTCAATTAATATAAATGATGCATTTAACCTAGGTTTGAATTTTTCAAATGATCAAATAGTTGATATTGATATATTAAACAGTTCAATTGAAATCAAACAATCATTTTTTGATGGTATTATGAATAATAATAATTTAAAATTAACTGATTATGATGAAATAACTATTATTGGTCAATTAGGAGCTCAAGGACTGTGTTATATAGCAAGTTTATTAGGTTATAATATAAATATAATAGAAAAAATTAACAATACAAATGTATTTATACTTAATATTAGTTCATATAATAAGTATAATAAGAATATAGTTTACGATATTAAAGAAGTTGAATATAAAGATAAATATGTATATGATTTACAAACTGAAAATCATCATTTAAATGCAGGTGTTGGTGGAATTGTTGTTCATAACTGTGATGGTATCCATATAAAAGGACTTATCCTTAATTTTATACATTCATTATTTCCAAGTCTTTTAGAAAGAGATCAACCATTTGTCGTTAGTATGCAAACTCCAATTGTAAAAGTTTTTTTAAAGACGAAAAGTATCTTATTTTACGATGAAAGGAAATTTAAAGAATATTCTAAAACAAATTCTGATAAAAAACTAACTGTTAAATACTACAAGGGTCTTGGTACATCTTCTGATGCTGAAGTATTAGAAACATTTGGAAAAAGAGTTGTTGAATTATTAAATGATAAAGATGCTCTTGTTAATATGAACAAAGTTTTCCACAAATCACATGCTGATGATAGAAAAGTTTGGATAGGTAATTATAACCCAAATGCAGATTTAGGTATTGAAATCGATGAATCTCCTATTACCCAAGTAAATATCACAGATTTCATCGATAAGGAGATGATTAAATTTAGTATAGCAGATTGTGCAAGAAGTATTCCAAATATGATGGATGGTTTTAAAGAATCGCATCGTAAAACTTTACACGCATGCTTCCTTAAAAAATTAAATTATGGCGGACAGACTTTAAAAGTTGCACAATTAGCAGGATTTGTCGCCGAAAAGACAAATTATCATCATGGAGAACAAAATCTCTTTGATACTATCACAAAAATGGCACATGATTTTCCTGGAAGCAATAACATTCCACTATTATTTAGAGATGGTCAATTTGGTAGTAGAAATTCATTGGGAAAAGATGCTGCTAATGCTCGTTATATCTTTACAAAATTAGATATTCTAACACGTCTTATTTTCAGACCTGAAGATGATTGTTTACTTGAGAGAGTTGTAGATGATGGAGATATTGTAGAACCTAAATTTTATGTTCCAATTATTCCAATGGTATTAGTAAATGGTATAATAGCTGGGATTGGGACCGGGTTTTCTTGTAATCTTCCATCATACAATCCATTAGATATAATTGAATGTATTAAAATATGGTTAAAAAATAGAACGGTATTTGAACAAAGTGATACAGAAAATCTTACAAAAATAAGTTTGCTTCCAGAATTAAAACCTTGGTATCGTGGTTTTGAAGGAAGGATTGAGAAAGATTCAGATAAAAAATATACAACTTATGGAAGAATTATATCTGAAGGACAAGGTAAAGATAAAGTATTGGTTGATGAATTACCAATTAGTATGAGTATTGATAAGTTTAAAGAGTTTTTAGAAGAACAACTTGAGACAAAAAATATTAAATCTATGAAAAATTATTCAACTCCAACAAAGGTTAATTTCGTAATTACAGAGAATAATGACGGTATTAAATGTAATGAAGAAAATTTAAAACTAAAATCTTATATATATACTTCAAATATGGTATTATTTACAGAAAAAGAACAACTTAATAAATTTGATACAATTGACGATATTATTGAGTCATTTTGCTTGGTAAGATATGAATATTATATTAAGAGAAAAGAATATATTTTGAAAGATCTAAATAAAGAATTAAAAACATCTGAAAATAAAGCAAGATTTTTGAAAGAAGTTATGAATGATGAGTTAGTAATTTTCAAACGAGATGAAGCTGATATTTCAACTGAAATGGAAAAGAAAAATTATGATAAAGAAGATGATTCATTTGATTATTTATTGAGATTACAAGTTCGTAGTTTTACAACACAAAAAATTAAAGATTTGGAAACAGAGATTAATAATATAAAGAAACAAATAAAAAATATACAGACTACATCAGAAAAACAAATGTGGATTAACGATCTTGATACTTTTACTAAAGCCTATAATATTTGGCTAAAATCAATAGATAAAACAGAAAAGACAACAAAATCTAAAAAATAAAATAAATCTATTCATATTATAAAATATATAATATGAATCAAGATAAAAAAGAAGTAAAAGAAGAATTTTGTAGTTCATGTGTAGCAGGAGCAGTTGCTGTGTTAGGAACAGCAACTGCTGGAGCTGGAGCAAGTTCTAAGAAATTACATAAGACAACAAAGAAAATTTTAATATGGGTTGGAATATTGAGTTTTATTTTTTCTATAGCAATTGCTATTTATATGTGGAAAAAAAATTGTCAAGAATGTAAATAAATTTTATATTGTTTAAAATAAAAAATGAGTTCTTGTGCAAATACATCATCTTTTGATTTACAAGGATGTTTTGAAAATTGCTCTCAACCTTATTCACAATCAGCTATAACCGATTGTTGTACACAAAAAAGAGCAAATTCTGATCCAGATTCATATCAAGAATTCTGCGTTTCTACTCCATCAGCTTCAGGATGGCCTAATGATGAAATACAAGCATTACAAATTGAAGTAGAAAGAACTATAGATGATAGTTCTATAGAAAGATGTGTAATGAGTACTTTTATAAAAAAATATACATATAATGATATAGATTCTAAATTACAATCTGTTATTGATTCTTGTAAAAAAGCTCCTCAGCCAGCTCCTCAACCTAAATGGTCTCAATCTGATATGACTGTTTTACAGCAATTTACACAAAAATTAAACGTAAATAACACACAATCTCAATGTTTAATGGATAATATTTCAAATAATACATGCACTGATTGTACATCTCATGAAACTTGTGATTCATCTAATAAATGTGTATGCAATACATGGTGGACTGGAGACGATTGTGATAAATTAAGTGGGTTATCAATAGGTCTTATTGTAGGTGGAGTATTATTACTAGTAATAATACTTGCAATTATTATTTGGTGTATTAGAAAAAATAATTAATTATTTTATATTGTTTAAAATAAAAATGACGTCAACTTGTAAACCATACAGCCAGTTTGACACTCAACCAACCAACTGTGACAGCAAATATTTAGGTCACGGTGCTGATGATGATGACGATGATATATCAAGTGTTTATGCAAGATGTATGTTAGCAAATGAACATCCAGGATGCCAAGATAGTTGTGTTCAGGGAGATTGTACTAAAGTAAAACAATGTGCTGGATATCAACCAAGAGGAGACTGTACTCAATATCAAATGAGATTTAGAACAACAGATAATTCTAATAACAAACCAACATGCAAAAATCCTTTAAAAACAGGAGATAATTGTGATAAGTTAAGTGGATTATCAATCGGACTTATTGTAGTTGGAAGTATTTTAGCATTATTATTATTATATTTTATGATTACTTATAAACCTACCCCAACCAATTTTGCAGAAATTGGAAAATACCATACAAAAATGTATGGTCGTCATTGAATTTAACATAGAGGGCAATTTATTAGCATTTTTTTAGTTTCTTCAATGTATTTTATAATACTTTTATCTTTTTTCCAATGTATATCATTTGGATTTTCCATATATTCTTCTTCCATATCTGAAGAATATGGAAAAATAGGCTCGTATATTTTTCTTGACTCATTCCAATATTTTGAAAAACATTTAATACAACTGTAATGATCACAATTTGGATGAGAAATACACATTGTGTCGTTAGTTAAACATACAGGACACAGTGTGAAATCAAATAATAATATAGTAGTCTTACAATTTTTAAACATTATATTACATTTTGTGCAAATCGGCTCTGCCGGTCTTATTAGACAAATCGGCTCTAGATAAATAGTACTACCGCATAATAAAAAATTAGCACATTTTTTAGACATTTTTATATATTAATTTTTAATATATAAAATCAATTATATTTTTTTAAAACCCAAGATCTGCATCTTCTACCATAAACTTGATAAAATTATCTTCATTTTGTTTATCTGATAATCCAGACTCTCTGCGAGCTTCCATATACTTATCAAAATACTTCTTTTTGTAATCGTCACTTTGTGCATCTAATTCATTAAGTTCGGAAGTTGTCTTAATAATAATTTCCTTCATTTCATCAAGCTTCTTCTTCGTCTCAATATATGTCCAACTAATTTGAGCCTTTTTGACTTTAAGAGTTGTATATAATTCGTATGGATCATCACCATCTTTATCTGTAGTATCACTTAACAACATCTTTTCTCGATCTTTGATTTCATCAGCAACTCTTTGCTCCTCATCTTTCTTATTCTTGATATTGTTTGAAATAGAATCTGTAGTATTTTTACGAATATCAACCTCTGAAACTTCTGCAACAAACTTTGGGTTATTTGTTAGAGGAAATGGTCTTCCTACATAACCATGGTATATTTGATGATAAGAATCTACATTTCGAATAATATATTCTGCTCTCTCATTTGCTTCAATCTCTGTTGCAAAATTTCCTCTTAACTTTGCAAACCCATAAATTCCTTGTTCATTTGGAGTAGCTCCTTTTGCCGGAACCCAAGAAATTAATCCAATAGTTTGAAGAGATAATAAAGGATCTGCATATCTTCTTTCTAATTTTGGAAACTTGTCTACAAATGATGTGTTATTTAATGAATTCATTGCAGACTGAACTTCTGTCTCTGAAAGCTGAGCTGATCCTTGATCACCCTTAAATTTATTTACAGGATCTCTATCGGTTGGAGCAGTTAGTGTGTTTTCTTTTTCCCATTCAGGATGTTCGCGTGTTGTCATTTTTTATTATTAATTTGTTTCTTTAAAAAGGATTTATATTTTTAAAATAAAAATATAAATTTAATTTTTATAAACTTTGGTATATTTTATTACATTATAAGTAGATTCATAAGAAATTATACTAAACTTATAACTTCCGACAATAGATATAGAATTCAATGTTTTTTGTGTAATATAAAATACTTTATGAGTTGGCATATAATCTTGATACAAATCTTTTGCATATTTCCACATAATCTTTTCTGCATCAGCACGATTATATGTATAAGTAATTGGATCATCATCGATACTAATTAAATATACGAATCCTTTATTTTGATTAGTATCTGTATTTTCATCTTGCTGTTCCTCTTCCTCTTCCTCTTCGTCCTCTTCGTCCTCTTGCTCTTCTTCGTCCTCTTCCTCGTCCTCTTGCTCTTCTTCGTCCTCTTCGTCCTCTTCGTCTTTCTCCTGGTCCTCTTCATCTTCGTCCTCTTCATCTTCGTCCTCTTGTGTTTCCTCTTCATCTTCTTCCTCCTTATTTACTAATATAACACTAGTAGATATTTTTTTAGCTTCTTGCTTTGAAATATTAGTAGATATTTGTTGTATTGTAGTTTCTGGTAAATTTATATTTTTATCATCATCTAAATTTTCGTAAAGTTCTGACATTTTTATAATATATGTTTAAGTTTTAAATCATGTTTTAAAATATTTTTAAATATTAAATTAAAAAAAATGATTATAAAAATAATATTATTGACTAATACAAAATGAGTTCATCCATTGTAAAAATACTTAAATTAAACTACGCCGACGGGTTATATCATACACATGTTTCTATGGTTCAACCAAAAGGTAAATTTTATTTATCCCGAGAAAAGTTAGAAGATTTTTGGGAAATTTATTGTGATTCTATACATAATAGTACTGACACTATTGCAGGAGTTGCTGAAAAACCTCAAGAGTGTTTACCTGTTTTGGTTGATATAGATATAAAATTAAAAGAGACGGATGACTTGATTATAAATAGAGATAATAAAATTTATACAGAAGAACATGTTCAAAGTGTTATACAAGTGTATCAAAATATATTGAGAAATATTGTTGATAATTGCACTGATGATAATTTATTGTGTGTTCTAATGGAGAAAAAAATATATAGAATTAATGTAGGTGAAACTACATATGTAAAAAATGGATTTCATTTGCATTTTCCAAATTTATTTTTAAATAAAAGTGTACAAGAAGTTCATTTAATTCCAAGAGTAATAAACGCAATTAATGATATGAATATTTTTAGTGATATAGGAATAGAAAATTCTGGATCTTTAGTTGATAAGAATTGCTGTACTGTTCCATGGTTATTATATGGAAGTAGAAAGAGCGAAGATATGGAACCTTATATATTTAGTCAAGTATATAACCATGAATGTATAAAAATAAGTCTAAAAAAGGCTTTTTCAAATTATCAAATATTTGATATGAAAGAAAAAGTAATAAGTATGACAGCCAGAGATCCGTTATCATCTATTAATACAAATATAACGTATTATTTTCCTCGTATTTTTAGTATTCTACCATTTGGTAGAAATGAAAAGGAGTTAAAACATGGAATAATTTCTCCATTAAAGGAACGAATTAAGAAAGAGAGAAAAAATAGAGATAACACCGGTTTTGAAACATCAACGATCATTGAAAAATTAAATACTGCTAAAAAATTACTACCAATGTTATCAGATTTCAGAGCTCATGATTATGGTGATTGGATAAAGACAGGATGGATTTTATTTAATGAATGTAATGGTTGTAACGATGCAATGGATTTATGGTTAGAATTTTCATCAAAGAGTGATAAGTATGATGAACAGAATTGTATAGATATATGGGACAAAATGACAAAACGAGACGATTGTGCGTCTTTAGGAACATTAAGATGGTGGGCAGAACATGACAATCCAGTTTTATATAGACAATTTAAATTAGAAAAACAAGAAGAATTAGCAAAAGATGCTATAAATGGATCTCATAATGATATAGCAAAAATGTTGTATGAAGAGTATGGCACTCATTTTAAGTGCGCAAGTATATCAGGAAAAATTTGGTATCAATTTGTAAATCATAAATGGGAATTAATTGACGATGGCGTTTTTTTAAGAGAAAAAATATCTGATGAAATTCTTGAAAAATTTGCTAATATTGGAAAAGATGCATATGCAAAAAGTGTTAATCCAGCAGATAAGTCGGAAGGGACAATGTACCAAGCTCGTTCAAAACAAATTCAAAAGCTAGTCCAGAATTTGAAATCAGCACCTTATAAAAATAACATTATGAGAGAAGCAGTTGAAGTATTTTATGATAGAAATTTTAGAAAAAAACTTGATACTAATGCATACTTAATAGCATTTAAAAATGGTGTATATGATTTGAAGGATAATAAATTTAGAAATGGTATTCCAGATGATTATTTATCAAAATGTTTACCAATTAATTACAAAGAGTTTGATGAAGGAGATGAAAAAGTACATGATGTATATTCATTTTTAGAAAAAATATTTCCAGACAAATCTGTAAGAACATATTTTATGGATATGTCATCTGATGTATTCGTCGGAGGAAATCATCAAAAGGTAGTGCTTTTTTGGACAGGTGAAGGAGACAATGGAAAATCCGTAACTCAAGGTATATTTGAAAAAATGATGGGTGATCTTGCAATAAAATTTAGTACTACTCTAATTACTGGAAAAAAGACATCAACTGGAAGTGCTAATCCTGAACTTGCAAGAGCAGGAGGTGGTGTAAGATGGGCTGTATTAGAAGAACCAGATGGAGATGAACAAATTAATATTGGTACTCTCAAGTCTTTATCTGGAAATGATAGTTATTGGGCAAGAGATTTATTTGAAAAAGGTTCTGATGCAAAAGAGATTTGCCCCTTGTTCAAATTGATTTTTATTTGTAACCGTCTCCCAAAAATGAAGTATAGTGATAAGGCTACATGGAATCGTATTAGAGTAATTCCGTTTGAGTCTACTTTTTGCAGACCTGATGATCCTGCTCCAGAAACATACGAAGAACAAGTTCTTCAAAAGAGATTTCCAATGGATAAAGAATTTAGTAAGAAAATACCTGAAATGTTGGAAGCATTTGCATGGGTTCTTCTTGAACATAGAAAGAAAATAAGCATACGCATTGAACCAGAAAAAGTTAGAATGGCAACAGCAGAATATAGAAAACAGAATGATATTTATAGACAATTTGTTGATGAATGCATTGTTGAAGAAAAGAAGAAGGCTATTAGTCTTGTTGATATTTATACAAATTTCAAAGAATGGTTCAAAGATTCTTTACCTCATAATACAGTTCCTATTAAAAATGAAGTAAAAGAATATTTTTCAAAACTATGGGGTGATCCTGATCCTGGAATTAAATGGACAGGATATCGGTTAAGGACAATGCAGGATGATATAGCTTCAGGTGAAATTGTAATTCTTGATGAAGATGATTTAGTTGATTACGGAGAAGGTGGACGAAGTTTACCACCTATGTAATTTTTATAATTTTTATATATATTTATATAAAAATAAATATGGGTGTCTCAAAATCTCGACAAATTGATTTACCTGTATATGATTCTACTAATTATGACATTGAATTAAAAAGTAATATTAATGATTTATTGATAATATTATATTTTTCTAAAAAATACAAAAATACATGTATTGTTATTTCAGAAGAAAAAATAATAGAATTAATAAACCAACATAAACATTATGATAATGTTATGGATTATTACAGAGATATACTTAGAGTAAGACCAGATATATTTGATATATTCAAAACATGTGAAAAAAGATTTATTTTTATACCAATAATAGTTTATGAAAATTCAGGACTTGAATCACATGCTAATATATTAATTTATGATACTAAAACAAAAGAATTAGAAAGATTTGAACCACATGGTAATAAATTTCGTGGTAAAAAGGACTATGCTGATTGGAATAAACTTGATTTTGAAATAGAATATGTATTTTTAAACAATGACATTGAAATAAAAAAATATTATAAACCTTTAGACTTTTGCCCAAGATTAGGTTTTCAGTCATTAGAAAGAGGTGATGTTATTGAGAGTGATCCAGCAGGTTTTTGTAAAACATGGATTATTTGGTATCTTGAGTTGCGATTAAAAAATCCTGATATTTCTAGGGAAAAGGTAATATCAGGATCTATACAGAAAATAAAACAAGATCCAGCAGGATTTAAATCTTTTATTAGAAATTATTCTAAATTTATTAGAGATATTTTTTCTAAAGAATTTCCTGAAAAAAATATAATGCTTTTTGATATAATATATAATATTGAAAATACTAAAGTTCTTATGATAAGGACAATAGATCAAATTATTCCAGAAAATATAGGAAAACTTGTAAATTTAAAATTTCTTATGATAGAATATAACCATAATATTATATATTTACCAAATTCTATAGGAAATCTTAAAAATTTGACTCAACTTGTTATATCATATAATAAAAATCTATTAGAATTACCTGACTCTATAGGAAATCTTACAAATTTGACTAGACTTCTTATAACATATAATAGAAATCTAAAAACACTTCCAGAAAGTATAGGAAATCTCGAAAATTTGACTGAATTTGACCTAGATGAAAATCAGCTTACATCACTTCCAGATTCTATAGGAAATATTAAAGAATTAAAAAGATTAAATCTATGTGAAAATCAGCTTACATCACTTCCAGAAAGTATAGGAAATCTTGAAAATTTAAAATTTCTTAATATATACAATAATCCAATATCTGATCCAGAATTACAAGGTAATGGAATAGATATAATAAATATTATGAAAAAAAGATATCAAAATCTGATACATATATAAATACTTTTTACATTCAAAAATATAAGAATCTTATATTTTTATAACTTATTATAAGAAAGTTTACTTTGAATTAAATATAAAAATGAAAAAAAATTAAATATTATAATAACATTTTAAATATGGAATCAGATGTCAAGGAAATAGATAGCGTTGTTTTTGGTATATTATCGGCAGAAGATATACTAAAAATGTCAGTAGTAAAAATTAATACCACAAAACTTTCTGGAACTGGATCTGTCTATGATGATAGATTAGGCGGAAATCTTGAAAGCGGTAAATTATGTCCAACTTGTGGTCAAACTGCTAAGGACTGTGTAGGGCATTTTGGACACGTGGAGTTAAATGTTTGGATAATACATCCATTATATTATAAAGTATTAGTTTCATTTTTGAAATGTTTTTGTATAAAGTGTTATAATTTGTTAGTTTTGAAAGAGCAAATTGAGTTATATGGTTTAGGTAAGACAAAGGGTGAGCAAAGATTTAGAAAAATTATAAATATATTGGAAAAGATAGATATTTGCTGTCATTGTTCTAACCCTCAACCAAAGTTTACACATTCCATTTCTGATAATACAATTTCAATGGTTTATAATCAAAAAAATGATCAAAATGTGGTGATCCCTTTAGCAGTTGAAGAAATAAAAAAAATTTTAGATAATGTTTCAAACGAAAACGTAGAATTGTTAGGATTTAATCCAACAAGAATACATCCAAAAAATTTAATACTTTCAATAATTCCTGTATTACCTCCATCATCAAGGCCATTTGTTATGGCTGATGGAAATATTTGCGATGATGATTTAACAAATCAGTACACCGAGATAATTAAAGCAAATAATCATTTAGAGGATTTAGATCCAAACGATACAAAATATCAAAAATTTTTACAAGCTATTAAATTTAGATTGTTAACCCTTTATAATAATTCCCAAGGTCGTTCTAAACATACAACAAGTGGTCGTCCTATTAAAGGTATTAAAGAACGATTGACAGGTAAAGATGGGTTGATTAGAAATAATTTGATGGGTAAACGATGTGAACAAACGGGTAGAACAGTTATTGGTCCTGATCCAACATTAAGAATGGGACAACTTGCGTTGCCACCGGAGATGGCAAGTAATTTGACATTTCCTGAAAGTATTACTCCATTTAATATAGAAAAAATGAGTGAATTAGTTAATAATGGGAAAGCTAATTTTGTTATAAGAGACAAAGAAGGAAAAAAGACAAGAATAAATTTACATTATGCTTTGTATTCAAAGGGAACAGAATTATTATATGGCGATGTTATATTAAGAAATGAAAAAGAAATGAAGATAGGACAAAAATTGTGTAGAAATTTTGAATTAAAATCAGGTGATATTATTAAAAGAAATGGTAATATTCTTGATAATATAACATATCCTAAAAAGAAAAAATTTATTTTACAAATTGGAGACATAGTTGAAAGACACCTTAGAGACGGGGATACTCTGTTACTCAATAGACAACCGACTTTTTTCATGTATTAAGGTCGCAACAGATGACTGCTATTAAGGTTGGCTGAAATACCTTGATAGATAAACAGTGTAATTCAGTCCGTAGATATAATCATCTAGTCAGGTATTTAAATACTTGGCGAGACTCCTCAATTGCGGGGAAGTCCTTAGAGCTCAAACTACTTCTTTTGAATTGGAAACGGTTCAAAATACTCAAGGGTAATGTCCGTGAGAATAGTAAAAACGTTTGAGATTGGATAATCCGCATCGTACTCCTACGGGCTTATGTGACACGGCTTAAAAACCGATATGCCTAATAGCAATTTATTGCTGGAGAGCGTTCAACGACTGCATTGTTGATTTACATCAACAACAACGGGAGTCGGTCCGAGGGGAAGTCACACCCCCAATGAAGGCTTAAGGTATAGTCTAGTCCTTTGTCGAAAGACGAGGTAAATCGTTACACAGCGGGTCGATGATGGCCAAAGAAATTATAATTAGACCAGGAAAAACAATAAGAATGAATTTAAGCTGTACGAAGAGCTTTAATGCTGATAAAATTGTCAGAAACAGGAGGGCTTAAAAGGCTGCTACCTCCTAGTGAAATATTTTTAATATTTCGCAAGACACCTTGACGCGGGAAACCCCTGAAGTTTCAACTACCACCTTTTAAGACGAAAGACTTTTAAGGGAACACGGTTAATAGCCGTATCCAATGGTAAAAATGTTGAAAATTGGGCAATCCGCGGACTTACTTCCTAAACTCAAACCTAGAAGAGTATGGAAGGGTTCCAACGACTGAACGGGTGTCGGTCTGATGGGTGCTATACCCAAATGAAGGCTTAAGATACAGTCTAGTCCCACTTGAAAGAGTGCTAAAGGTTAGTCCCTTTGGGAGCAATGATGTATAGAGGAAATTCTATACATAGTTTGGTATAAACGTTTGATAAATAACTCTGTCAAAAACAGGAGGACTTAAAAGGTTTCAACCTCCTAGTTAAATGATTTGTTAAAGCAATTTAAATAAAAAGATTCAAATATATAAATATGAAACCGTCAAAACGAAATGAACTATCAAACAAGATATTAGACACTCCAACCGACAGATATTGTGAAATTTATAAAATAACTAACTTAACTACTTCTAAAGAATATATTGGACAAGCAGTTTCACATATCTTAAATAATAATAAATATAGACCACATGGACACCAAGGAAGATTTAGACAACACATATCAGAAGCTTTTTCAATAAAGAAGAATCAATGTCATTATTTAAACAACGCCATAAGAAAATATGGCGTTGAAGATTTTGATGTTGAGTTAGTTGAGTATTGTGATATTGATGATGTGAATGAAAAAGAAACATATTATATTAAAAAGTTTAATACATTATATCCTAATGGATTTAATTTGAAAAATGGGGGTGGTAATGTATTTACACATAGTGATGAAAGTAAAAAACGAGTGTCCAATGGTGTTATAAATTATTTTAAAAATAAAAAATTTGAACGATTCAAAAATATAAAAAAAATTGATGATAATATTGAAAAATATATAAAACCTTTGAATCGGGATAAAATACAATATGGTTGGTATGTATATATAGATAGAATAAAAGCGGATTTTGGTGGAACACATATATCATTAGAATCTAGTAAAAATAATGCTGTTGAGTTTATTTTAGAACTCAAAAATCGTTTAGCGAAATACCTTGAAGCGGGAAACCCCTTAGAGCCCTAACTACCACCTTTTATGAGAAATTATAGAAGGGAACACGGTTAATAGCCGTATCCAATGGTAATAATGTTAGGGATTGGGCAATCCGCAGTGAGACTACCTAAATCCGCTATGATAGGATATGGTAGCCCTTCAACGACTGAACGGGTATTGGTGAATAATGAAGATCTAATCAATCCGAATTTGCTTAAGATACAGTCTGACCCCTAATGAAAGTTAGGGGACTCATCGGGAGATGAGATTGATGTGAGTCTCAAACAGGCGGCTGCCTAAATCTAATGATTTAGGATAAACAGTGATACCGCCTAGTCGATATAAATATATCGGCAAGATAACCCAATTGCGGGAAGTCCCTTATCGAGCTTTGCTCGCGACTATCAAGTCGAAGCCTATAATACTACTTATACATTAGAAATGGTGTATAATACCCGGGGTAATGACCTAGGGCATAGTAAAAACTTATAGGATTGGGTAATCCGCATCGAATTCCTAAGTCTCAAATATGACAGAGATATGGAGAGCGTTCAACGACTTGTGCGAAAACTTTTGCACTTTAACGGTTATCGGTCTGAAGGGTCGTCATACCCTAATGAAGGCTTAAGGTATAGTCTAGCCCCTTGTGAAAACAAGGGTATTTAACGGAACATACACGCACCCCAGTCATTTGAGTCTAGGGCAGAATTAGAGTTGCTTTCTGCGACTAAAAATTATATAATATCTCCACAGGCAAGTAAGCCAAATATTTCAATCGTACAGGATTCATTATTAGGAGCTTATTTGATGACGAAGGGTGAAGTTAAGATAGATAAGGGTAGATTTTTTGATATATGTATGAGGGGAATTAATGTTGATGGTAGTAATTGGACTACAAAGTATATTTTAGAAAAGATAGAGTTGATTACAAAGATTTTTAAAGAGAAGGGAAAAAAGACAACACCGTTTATAGGTAAGAGTATTTTTTCTTTATTATTACCGAACGATTTCATATATAATAAGAAGAATGATGCTGATAAAAACGAGCCAATTGTAAAGATTTATAGGGGAATCTTGTTAGAAGGCGCTATGAATAAATCTAATCTTGGAGCATCTCATAATTCTATTATTCAAGTTTTAAATAAAGAGTATGGGCCAGATATTGCATCTACATTTGTAGATAATGTTCAATTTGTTACAAATGGCTTTTTAGAAATAATGGGATTTAGTGTAGGAATAGAAGATTGTATTGCAACAAAGGATGATGAAATAGAAGATGTGATAGAAAAATGTTTTATTGAAGCAAAAGAAGTAGAAGAAAATACTCATCACGCTGGTATAAGAGAGATGAGAATTAGTGCTGCGTTGAGCAAAGCAAAGGATATTGGATTACGTATTGCAAAAGAAGCATTGGATCCAAATAATAATTTCGTGTCAACAGTTACGTCAGGGAGTAAAGGAGACTTTTTTAATATTGCACAAGTAACTGGTTTACTTGGTCAGCAAAATTTAACAGGAAAAAGAATTGAAATGATGTTAAATCAAGGAAAAAGATCGTTGCCACATTATCCTTTTGAAGGATTAACAAAAGAAATGGAATATGAAAGTAGAGGATTTGTTAAACATTCATTTATTCATGGATTAAATCCTCAAGAATTTTATTTTCATGCAATGTCTGGAAGAGAGGGCGTGACTGATACTGCAATGGGAACCAGTAAATCTGGTTATATTCAGCGTCGTATTGTTAAGTGTTTAGAAGATATGCAAATTCAATATGATGGAACTGTAAGAAATGCTTCAGGTTTTATATATCAATGTTCTTATGGGTATGATGGTATGGATACAAAACATACTGTAAAAGTAAAAGATGATATTGAAATATGCGATATATCAAGAATTGTTGATAGATTAAATATGGAGGTTGACATTGAAGAAGAATCAAAGAGTGATAATAAACTAGAAGAAGTAGTCGAAGAACCAACTAATAAAAAGGAAGTAGTAGAAGAGCCAAAGAAAAAGTCAAAGAAGGATAAGAAATCTGAGGAAAAACAAAAAGAGGTAGTAGAAGAGCCAAAGAAAAAGTCAAAGAAGGATAAGAAATCTGAGGAAAAACAAAAAGAGGTAGTAGAAGAACCAAAGAAAAAGTCAAAGAATGATAAGAAATCTGAGGAAAAACAAGAAGTAGTCGAAGAACCAAAGAAGGATAAGAAACCTAAGGAAAAAAAAGAAGAAGTAGAAGAGCCAAAGAAAAAGTCAAAGAAGGAGAAGAAACCTAAGGAAAAAAAAGAAGAAGTAGTAGAAGAGCCAAAGAAAAAGTCAAAGAAGGAGAAGAAATCTGAGGAAAAACAAGAAGAAGTAGTAGAGCCAAAGAAAAAGTCAAAGAAGGATAAGAAAAAAGAAGAGTAGTAGAAGAACCAAATAAGAAGAAATAGATAAATATATTTTTTTGTAATATAAGTATATATTACAAATTTAGTGTGAAAAGTAAATATAAACGATGTATAAGACTTGACCGAGGATATTATAGATGAAATCATCTGGTCTTGGTTGAAGCATGTTTTCATAGACAACATTTGGGCAATTTTTAATATCACCGGTTGTATTTTTTCTGGTAAAAAATTGCATTAAATACCAAATAACTCCTAAAATAAATATAAGTATATGATCGTATATTGTTATGGGTTTTAGAATAATACAGTATAAAAAGAATACTAAAACATGAGATACATTCCATATGCAGAATTTTAGAGTTAAAAATGAGTGATTTAGTTTATCAATGCATTCTTTGCTTTCATCGGGATTATTGTTAGTTAACTTTACAGAATAAAATTGTATGATAAACAATACTATTATTTGTAAAATGATTATAAAAAGTAATAGTTTATTGTTCATATTTTATTATAATTATTATTTAAAATAATTTTATTCTCGTTCTGTAAGGACAACTACTATAACAGTAATAGGTAATATTATAGGTAGGAATATTAATCCTAATACTAATAATGCAATACAAAGATTGTATGTTTTATCTTGTAATTTAGTTTTATTTTTGATTAACAAAACTAAAGCAGATATCCACAAAATTAATTGGATAATAATTCCAATAATACAAATTATCATGATTTCTTTTCCAAGCCCTTTATAATTATCTGTCTCGTCTGAATCTTTATAATGTTCAATATTTTGATTGTATTGTTTAATTAAACCAAAAATACTATATTTGTCCATTTTTTATTTATATAAATAAAAAATAAAAAAAAATTAATCTGATTCATATACTTCTTCGACGTCATCATCTAAATCAAGTTCTTCTTCATCATCATCTTCAGCTCCATCATCTTCAATGACTATTTCTTCTTCTTTATCATCTTTATCAATATCGGATATATTATCTTCATCAACTGTTTCCTCTTGAGTTTGTGAAGGATGAGATAATTTTTTCGAAGTAATATTAGATGGTAATTGAAATTTGAACTTATATTTCTTACATTGTTCTATGTCTTCTTGTGTAAGAGTATCAATTTTACCATTAGTATTTTGGGTACCAATAGCGTTTTGATTGTTTTTATCAAAAACAATACGAGTTTCAAAGTGTTCATAGTTTCCAAATTTGTTTTTTCTAATTTGAATTGTTTCAAGGGTAGTTTGTATTTTTTCAGATATAGATTTAGGTTTTTCTACGACAACTTTATTTTTGTTTTCAAGAAGTCTGTCAATTATTTCTGGTTTAGTTCCAGTATGTTTAATTTTCTTTTCCTTACATATATCAACTAACTCATTTTTTGTTAGTTTTTGTAGTCTATCTTTGTCAAGATTAGAAGAATAAGTTTTTGGTTTGACTTCAGATTTAGATTCTGAATCTGTATTTTTATTATTCCATATATGTTGTAGTTCAGTTTTATCAATGTTATATTTATCTGAAATCTTTGAAATATAAGAGCCAATTATCGTATCTATAGCATTAATAAGAGCAATATTAAAAGACATATTTTTATTTTTTTTGTATATTTTACTATTTAAATATCATTTTTAATTTTAAAGTTATTTTTGTTGTCTTAAATATTCAAGATATCTCCCAACAAAATTTAACCCATTATTTGATGGTCCTACTCCAAGAATTTCATCTTGTTTGTCTTCGAATATTATAGATGCAGTTCGTGTTGACTTTAGTAATTTTGTTAATTCTTTATCCGATATGAATTTTTCATTCATTGCTATTATACAATTTCTTTCTGTATATAATTTTTTATCTGCAATATAAGCATTTGTATAATCAGATGATATTTCTTGAATACTTTTAAATGTATTTAGAGGCGTTAATATTTTTGTATAAGCTTGTTCGATTGTTTTGACTGATAATATCATTTTATAGTATAATAATGTTATAACATAATGAGTAATTGATTTATATACTAAACCATCTATTATTATATCAGAGTCCAAATCTGGTGAAAATCCCTTTATAATATCTTGTTTTGTTTGTGTTCCAGATAAATATGTTAACAATAGATCACCTTCTATACCAACTATAATAGGGTCTGAATAAGGTTGGATTTTTGTTAAAATTGGTCTTTTATGTTTACGAATTTCTACCGGTGATTGTGATTTTTCCTTTTCTTCCTTTCTTTGTTGTATATATCTGTTTAGTTCTTTTTCATATATCCTAATAGCTTTTTCTTTGGGAATATTTTCTTTTATTATTGCGAATTCGTGTAATCTTTCATCTGATTGATCGTATACTTTATTTTTAGTCAATATTATATATATTTCTATATTTTGTTGTATATCTGATTGTAGTTTTTTGTTTAATTTTATAATTTTTTCTTTTATTTCCTCATCAGATATCTCATTTAATTCTTCGTATGTATCAGTATAAAATAATTTATCGGGGATTTCTATATTTAACATATGTAATACTTCTTTTACTTTTTTAGGGTCACCTTTCATGCTCTTTATTAACTCAAGTTTATCAACTAACTCTTGTCTTTTATTTGCATTTTTTGTGGTTTCTAATAACTTCTTAATTTCACGTCTTTTATCTTTTATTAATTCATTAAAGTCAAATTTGTTGTCAAAGTTTGGATTATATATATCAGTTACTCTAATTTCATCGTTTATATCTTTAAAAATTAATGATTTTAGTATAGATAACTCGTTTTCCAGTTCTTCTTTAGAGAGTTGATCTTCTAATTTTAGCAATTCGTTATATTCTGCAAGATTATTATTTGTTAAAAGTTCTTTGATTTCACTTATTCTATTTTTTATTTCTTCTATAAAATCTTGTAGTTTATTATTACTTATTATTTGTGTTAATGTTGCTATGTTATTAATTTTTTTATATAATGGGGCTTCAGAGTCTAAAGGTATTGTCTGTAGTATTAAACTATCAAGTTTATTTTTTATATTTTCTAATTTATATTTCTTTAATTGAGCTAAATTATAATCATCTTTCAAAGGATCTTGTATGTATATTTTTTCAAATACAATTTGTTCTGCTTTTTCTACATCTACAATATCTGGAATATCAGGTAGTTTTTTTTCATTGTGTATAATATTGTCTATTTTTTCAGACAAATCTTTTGGTAAAAGATTTTCTTTGTATGAAAGATAAATAGTATCTAAAATATCTTTTTCATCATGTTGTGACAGTTGTTCTCTTGTTTCAAGTATGGCTTTAAGTGTTTGATTTTCATCAAGATCTGCATATTTCGATTGTACAAGATATCTTATATACAAGTTTAATACTATTACTCTTTTTTCCATGTATATTTCTTGTCTATATTTTCTATATTCAGTTTTTTTAATATAATTAATAACATTATCTATTGTAGTAAGATTTAGATTATATATTGTTGTTATAGCAATATCAGAATTAGTATCGATATTTCTTATATTAAAATTGTCCTTTCTATATTCAGAAGGTATAATATTAGGATCCGAAACAAAATCTTCGAAATCTTTACCTAAAAATTGGTCGATATTTTTATGTTTATATAATTGATTTTTTAAAAAACTATATGCAATGTATATTTTATATAGTTTTTCTTCTTCTGATTTCTTAGAAAGAATATTTTTTATTCTATATCTTAAACTTTCAAGAACAGTCCCTATTATATTTTTACCTACATTTTTATTAGAGCCTATTAGTGTATTCTCAGATCTATATACCAATTTTTTATCTCCAGCTTGTATTAATTTAGCTGATAGTTCTGGATTTTTTTCTAAAAGAGATTTATATCCGTTGAAATAACCTTCAAAGAGAGTATCGGATATAGTTTTATCATACATTTTTTTGTATATATCATAAACTTTGCTTGTTTTTTTAACATTTTTTACTTGTTCTTTGTATAATTTATTTTTTAATAGATTAGTATATATATAATTTTGTGGAGATCTCCAAATTTCACCTTCTATTAATAGGGTGTTTACTTGTAAATTACTCAGTGGTCCAAATTTATCAGCTTTTGGATCATAAATATTTATAGTATGTGCCATTTTTTATTTATATAATGATAATTTTTTAATTAGATTTAAATAAAAAACTTTCTTATTTAAATACAATATTTATTCTAATAAAATGAGCGGATTACTATTTCTTACAACAGATGATTTCAACATTGCTAAAGGTACTAAAGGCAATATTTTAGCTACACAAATTCCTGGCTTCTCTTTAATATTATTTTACTCAACGCAATGTGTTTATTGTCATACTCTTATTCCAATATTTAAACGATTACCTGGAACAATAGGAGGATGTCAGTTTGGAATGTTAAACGTAAGTACCAATAAAGAGTGTGTATTAAAGAGCAGAGATACTATTGCTCCTATAACATATGTTCCTTATATAATATTATATGTAAATGGTAAGCCATTTATGAAATATAGTGGGCCGCATGATGAAGCCGAAATAAAAAGATTTGTACATGAAGTAGCAAATAATATTCAAAGTAAGCAGAAATTTTCAGCAGATAAGGTAAAAGAAAGTCCAGGTAATGGTATACCTCAGTATACTATAGGGCATCCGTTATACGGTGATGATAAGAGATGCTATTTAGAATTTGATACAGCATATGTAAAATAAAAAATAAATTTGTAATTTAAATGTAAATTATAAATAATATAAAATGTGTGATAATGTAGAATTAATTTCTAGAATAAAGTTTATTTCAAAAATTAAACAGGGGGATAAAATAAATACAAGAGGATTTTTTATTCAAAATGATAGTTTTCTTTCAAAATTAAGCAGGTCATTTTTATATCAAGATAGTCGTCTGAATACAATTAATTTTATTTCAGAAACATTATTACAAGTGTTTCATCTATTAAAATTATATGTATCGACAGATAAGTTATCTGATATTTCTATGTGTATAAATGTTATAGAAGATATTGGTAATATGAAAAAAGGCATTGTAAACTTACAAAATACTTATCAAGATGATGCTATTACTGTAAGCAAACTTGAGACATTCGTTCAAGAAATTGATAGTAAATTGCTTGAATTTAAAAATAATAATTCGGCTAAAATAAAGTCAAGTCAATTAGATCCTGTTATAATACATACAGTTCCAATTGAAGTGCATGATATAAAAGAAGATGAAGAATCTAAAATAGATACTCAAATTAAAAATGAAACTAAAATACATAATTCAAAAGTAGTTAATAAATCATTGCTTACTGTAAGGAAGTAATGTCAAATATATTTGATGTATTTTATCAATTTGTAAAATTTAATGATTATTTTTGTATGTATGATACTATTTTAGAAATTGTTATGTGTAAATCAAATCATAAGATTATTTGTGATAAAATTAAGACGATTTCTGTACCAAATTTTTATTTGGTTACACTTTATATAAATATAAAACAAAATGATATGAAGAAATGTAGCAATACTATAAAAGATCTTGTAAAAGATTCAATGATCGATATAAAGTTGAAAAAAGATTTAATATGTATAATTGGATTTATTGAGATCAATAAAAATATATAAATCATATTTATATATTTAAACTTATGATATAAATGACATGGATAGCAAGTTTTGATATAGGTAAAAAGAATTTTGCCTTTTATATAGAAGAGGTTAATGAAGAACAATTAAAACAACTTAAAATAATGCCAAAAACTTCAAGATACAATACAGATGGAACATGCGTTGATGATTTTAATAAAATAATGACTGATGTTTACAAGAATGGTAAGACTGTCTTACATATAAATGAAGATTTGACTAAAAATTGCTCAAAAGATAAGTATTTAGACACAGAAGTATTTTATAATATGGTAGAACATTTAGACAAGTTTGCTGAATATTGGGACAAATGTAGTTCATTTATAATTGAAATGCAGATGAGCTTTGGAAAAAATAGGAATCCAATGGCTGTAAAATTAGGACAACATTGTTATAGTTATTTTGTGATAAAGTATGGTAAGAGTAAGAAAACTATAGAATTTCCTGCTTATTATAAAACACAAGTTTTAGGAGCACCAAAGAAAATATTAGACAAGAAAGGAAATCTTGTAAAAATGTCAAAGCCTGAGAGAAAAAAGTGGGCAGTTAAACAAGCTTCAATAATTTTACAAGAAAGAGGAGAAAGTGACGTAATAGATAACATAAAGACAAAAGCAAAAAAAGATGATTTGTCTGATGTTATATGTCAACTCCAGGCATATAAATTTTTATGTAGAGATGGAGTTTATTCAGACTTGTGATTACAATAATCATCTACTGTGGGTATAGAAGGGTTATATATTCCAGCTTCTATTGCTTTATTAAGAACATTATCAAAAATTTCTTGAAATTCTTCATTATGTCCAATACTGGTATTTAAAACATGAGCGTATTCGTGCAATAATACGTATAATAACATATTCTTATTGTAATATTGGTTGTTTTCATCTCTAATACATAAATATACCTTTTCTTTATTTATAGTGTATGATTTTCCTTCACTCTCATATATTTTTATATCTTTAATATCAGGGAAAATTACAGATAAAGTATCTTTTAGCTGTTTTATCATTGGATCAGTTTGTTGGTATTTTTCTTTGCAATAATGAGCCAAAAAACTAAAAAATAGGTACAATAAAATACAAAAAATAATAATAATCATAACTATATTAGATTTTTTAAGAGTTCTTGAGAACATATTTATATTAATAAATTATTATTAAAAAAATAAAATGATATTTTTAATTATTATACTATTAATTAAAAACATGAGTAAATTTCCTTTGTATGATAGTTTATATAAAGAAGCCGAAGATAAAGACATAAGTAGCCCTCACAGAAAATTTTTTTTAAGTAAAATAGATGGTTTGGATCAAGATGGTTATGAGTTAATTTATGTATTGATTAAGATATATTATTTGAAAAATAATGATGATAGTGGTATTGTATTACCTTATAATGGAAAATATGTAAATAAAACAGATATAAGTTTTGATTTTAATACTTTTCCAAATAAACTGAAGAATATGTTATACAAATTTTTACAAGCTCACATAAAGAAAATGGATGATGATAAAAGTAAATTTAAATGAATTAATAATTATATTAAATAACTTTTTAATATAATGTCCGAAATATTACCAGTAAATAAATCAGTTACTTTTTACACACCATTAAAAAAAATTGTAAGAACTGGAACAATTGGGGAAGGATCGTGTTTAGTTCACTCAATTCTAAGGGCAACAGATAAGCAATATATAAAATTAAGTATTGGAGAAAAGATGGAATATGTTAAAAATATAAGGAAAAATTTTGGAAAAATAACAAAGGTTGAATGGGAGACTATGAGTAATGGATTAGTCTCACTCATTTCTTACCAAGAAAACTTTTTACTATTATTAAACACATTTTATATTATTGTGAAGGATTATCGTAGATTTAACAATAATATAAAAAATATCTATATAAAAAACATAGTTGATAAACTATTAAGTAATAAAGCACATATAGATCCTTATAAATATATAATAGATAATATAAGTATAGATACATTTGAAAAGACACTTTTACCTGAATCTTATAAAAAAGCTGAAAATAAACCAATATTGTATACTAAATTAGAAATTATTAATCAAAGTTTAATTTATTTTGATAAATCAGATTATGAAGATGATCTTAGAGAAATGTTATTAGTTATATCAGATCAAGCAGAAACATTGGCATATGATAATTATATAAATAAAGTATCAAATAAGAGATCTTTTATGGATACAACTAATATAGAGATATTATCTAATAGATTTGATAGAGATATATATTTTATTGATGGTAATACAAGAATACCTTATAGAGGACTTGGACAAGAGAATATAAAAAATAGAAAGTCTATTATTGTGATATGGGTAAATAAAATTCACTACGAGATAGCGGGAATATTATTAGATGATAATAAAATCGAGAGAGAGTTTGAGCCAACTCATCCACTTATTGTAAAAATTAAAACTTTTTTGTATAATCCTTGGTTAATAGCTCAAACATATCCAGATTTGATAAAATATTTACCAAAAGAATTAAAAATCTAAATATAAAATATTGTTAATAACAAAAATGGATGAATTTGATATTATAAATTTTTTTCCCAAATATCCAAATATTGATAAATTGCCAGATAAAATACTTAATCCAACCCATTCTAAATTTTATCAAAGTATTTATAATAAAAAGGAATTTTATGATAAAAAATTAAGTAGAATAGAAGTTGTCCCGAATGAAGGTTCAGGACAACTTATGAATCATCAAGAAATAATTTCAAGATTTATGTCTTCTCATACTCCATATTCTGGGTTACTTCTTATACACGAGATGGGTACCGGTAAAAGTTGTTCTGCGTTTGCAGTTACAGAAAAAATACGTAAAGAAACCTGGGTTGACGCAAGTCAAGAAGAATTAACTACTACTAATATAGTTCTAAAAAAAGAGTTGGCTAAGAATCGTATAGAATCGGCTATATTCAAAGGAGTTCTTGTGTTTGCAAGAGGTGAGAATTTAATAAATAATCTTATAAAAGAACTTACTGAAAAGTGCACAGATGGTAAATATTTACCAACAGAATGGGATACCAGTAGAGAACGTGATATAAGAATAAAGAAGAAGATATCAAGTTATTATAAATTCTTTACGTTTGAGAGATTTGCTAAAGATTTATCTGTTCAAAGCGATGATTATATTTTAAGTAACTATTCTAATAGAATTATCATAATAGATGAAGTCCATAATTTAAGATTGCAACCAAAGAAAAAATTAGTAAAATCGGATTATGTAAATATTTATAAACAATTTTGGAGACTCTTACATAAAACATATGGTTGCAAGATACTTTTACTATCAGGAACACCAATGAAAGATCAGTCTGAAGAAATAGCTGGAATAATGAATTTATTACTCCCAGAAGATAAACAATTACCTGTTAAAAAACCTTTTCAAGAAGAATATTTAGTAGAAAGAAGTAAAAATAACAATAAAATTTTTACAGTTAATGATGATAAAAAGGAAGAATTAAAGAAAATATTCAAAGGGTATGTATCATATCTTAGATCAATGGTTTCATCTGTTAAAAAAGAATTTATTGGAAAACAATTAGGTGATTTAGAACATTTTATTGTAGATCAAGATAATATGAGCGAACATCAGACAAAATATTATAAAGAAGCTCTATCTAAAGATATAAAAGAAAATGGTGATGATCTCTCAAAAACTGGTGTTTATAGTAGTTCAAGACAGGCAAGTTTATTTGTGTTTCCAGATGGAAGTTATGGTTCAGTTGGATTTAAAAAATATATGCCTGAAGTTAAAAAAGCAAGTGGACATAAAGTAAGAAGTTTAGAGAAAAAATTTGATAATGAAATACGAGGAACAGACATAGAAAAATTAGATATTATTAAAAAATATTCTAGTAAATATGCTAAAACCATTAAAAATATACTTGATAATAAAGATAAATGTACATTTATTTATTGCGAATTTGTAGAAGGAAGCGGTATTATACTCCTATCTGAATTACTAAAGAAATTTGGCTATTCAGAAGCAAAAGGAGATGATATACAAGATGGAGTTATAAAACCACGATTTGCTGTTATATCAAATATAACGTCTTCATATAAACAAACAGCAAATATAGTAAATGAATTTAATAAACCAAGAAATTATAAAGGAGAATATATACAAGTAATTATAGGCAGTCGTGTAATAGGCGAAGGTATATCGTTAAAAAATGTAAGAAATATAAACATCCTTACTCCTCATTGGAACTATTCGGAAACTGATCAAGCAATAGCTCGTGGTATAAGAGCTGGATCTCACAAGATTCTCATAGAAAAAGGACTTAATCCAATAGTAGAAATTTTTCAAAGAGTATCTATCCCAAATGATAACTCGTTATCAATTGATTTGTTCATGTATGAAAAATCTGAAGCAAAAGATATAAGCATAAAAAGTATGGAAAGATTGCTAAAAGAATCAGCGTTTGATTGTCAGCTAAATTATGATAGGAATATATCTATATATGAGAACATGAGAGAATGTGAATATATGAATTGTGATTATAAATGTCAAGGTATTAAAGATCCTCATAGAATAAATGAAGATTTATCAACATATAATTTATATTATATAGACAAAGTAAGAGATGAAATTATTGAAAAAATTAAACTAATTTTTAAAGATGTTTTCACAATTGAATTATCTGATATACAAAATATTTTACCAGAATATACATTATTTGAGATAATAACTGCCTTAAAAACTGTAATAAACGAAAGTTATATTATTAAAAATAAATATGGTTTTACAAGTTATATTCGAGAGAATAATAATATATACTTTTTAATTGATAGTTTATCAGCAAAATCTAATATTTTCTCTGAATACTATATAAAATATCCTTGTATTAAAGTTGAAACTGATTTTTCTGATATGTTACAAGTATTAACACGAAAATCTTTCCCAACCATATTAAATACCTTGATAGATATCGACAACGTCGAAAATTTTGAAGAATTATTTTTTAGTTTAAATATAGAAATTCAAGAAATATTTCTAGAAGCAGCTATTTTAGCAAAAAAGACTGGTATTGAAAAAAATATTAACTTGCAAAATAATATTTTAACTGCTATGAAACCTTATATAATATCAATTGAGAATTTCTATATTTCTACTGTATTAAACTCAGAATCCTTACATAGATGTTTTAATAATGACAACAATGAATGGTCTAATTGCCCGGATGATATATTAAAAAAGCTCAAAGAAATTGAAAAAACAAAACAACAAGAAGTCGTTGAAAATGAGTATGGATACTCAGGCCTTTTAAATCCAACTACAAAGGCTTTCTGTATCAGAGACTTAGCTTCAATAAATGAGACTGATCCAAGAAATAGAAGTCCAGGTAAGGTATGTAGTTCGTGGACTATACCAAATTTATTAAAAATTCTTGTAACATTAAAATTAAAAATTCCAAATGACTTTGAAATTGATAAAAAAAATGTATCTGGAATGACTGCAGATGATTTATTCAAAATAATTAAAAAGGCTGGTTCTGCAAGAGAGTTGTATTCAAGTATTGACAAAGCAGATGAAAATAAAATTGAGGAGTATAAATACATATTATATTGGTCAAAAAAAATGAAAAAAGAAGGTATGTGTAAAAATATAGAAAAGTTTTTATCAGAAAATAATTTAGTTATAACTGATACTACATGTGGAGCTACTAAAAAGAAAAGAAAAGAAGATGAATAATAGTATTATAATAAAAAAATGAATTTTTTTTAAATAATTATTTTAAATATTTAAAATATGGACGCTAATATTAAGAACATCGATTCAATCGTAGTTGAATTCATCAAAAATATAGCAGAAAAATATGACATTGATATCAAAGATCTTGAAAACATGTGGAAAGAAAAATCAAAGGAGATTAAGAAGTCGAAAAAAGCCGAAGCCGAGACAAAAATTACAGGAAAATGTGAATATGTTTTTGTTAAAGGAGATAAAAAGGGTACTATTTGTTTATCAAAAACTAAGGATGGAAATCTTTGTTCTAAACACAAGGGTAAAGCTTCAAGTGATGTAAAGAAAAAGTCTCCTAAAAAAGCAGGACCTCTACAACCAGTAGTAACAAAAAATATTATTCTTAGACGGAATAAAGATATTGGAAATAAACTTTGGCATCCTGAAACACGACTTGTATTTAAATCTACACGTGATAAAATCGTAATTGGAAAAGCAAATGACGTGAATGAAATTATTCAATTAAATGATGATGATATCGAAGTATGTAAGAGTATGGGTTTTGCATTTGATAAAAATGGATCATCATTAACTACAGACGATGATGCTTCTCATAAAAAACCCAAAGAAAAAGTTATTAAACCTGTTATTAAAGAAAAAGTTATTAAACCTGTTATTAAAGAAACACCTATAAAGAAACCCGATATTTCTACTGCATTAAGTATGGTTAGAAAGAATAAAAAGTCTGATGAATCAGATCACGAATCCATCTTGGAATCTGAAGATAGCGATTAATATAAATGTATTTTTATTTTATACTTAAAAGAGTATAAAATATTTTTATTAATTATTTTTGTATATAATAAATAAAATGACTGATTATGACAATATTTATAAAAAACTGAGCACAAATGTTAATGTATTATCTGGACAAAAAGTATCTTCATACATGACTAATTCTGATGAATCTTTTAAAGATAAAATAATTAATAAATTAAAAAATCCTATCATATACGGAGCTATAATAGTATTAGTTATAAGTATATTTCTAGTCGTTTTAAAACCATCTTTCCTAACATCAAAAGACGCACAGTCTGGAGTTGAAAAAGTAAACTATGGTTATATGATAGCCACTATTTTATGTATTTCATTTTGCCTAATAACTTGTGTATATTTTGTATTAAAAAGATTTTAACTATTTTTCATAATATAAAAATTATTAATAAAATAAAATACTACTACCAAAAGTATTGCCTTTACTAATAGTAAAATATACATAGATCCTGTATATGATGAAGGAATTACTCGTTTTATAAGATCATCAACCTGTGGTATTGAGAATATTATAAATAACACACCTATAATTAATGCAGTTTTTAACTCATCTAAAATCCTATACATACCATTCTTATTCTGTTTGAATAGATTATTTACTATCTTAATTTCATTATGAGAAGGTACGGTGTGATCTGTTGGTAATTCGTCAATAATATCGGCATTTTGTTGATATGACATTTTTTCTTAAGTAAATATATTATTTTAAGTTATATTTAAAAATATCATTACTTATAAAAAATGACATTAAGTATAGCAAAATTAGAAAAATTATTCGATTCATCTGGATGTTTTCCTGTTAAATACTATACGATAGGAGGAATATGTGTTTACATAGAACTCAAATCAAAATCTTTTCCAGATAGTTTTATGATATATGTCCCGTCTAAATACGAAATTGAGATAACAATAGGAAAAAATGTATACAAAATACAAGAAATTGATATAAATCAAGAAAATCAAGAAAATCAAGATATTTTAGACAATAATTATGCAGAATTAGATATATTATTAAGCTATAGTAATAATAAAACGGAAGATTTAAGTAAAAAATTAGAAGAACCATATAATAAAAACATAGTATTAGACAATTTTTCGTCTGACTATAAAGATGAAATAAAAGAACTGTATAATCAGCTTAATAGATTAAAAAATTGTATAAAAAATATCAACTATAATATTGGTATTCTTTATAAAAATTATATAGCAACTATAAGACATGAAGAAGTTGAAATATACTTTATAAAAAGTTATAAAGGAGAAGATAAAAGAAAATTTGTAGTAGTCGCTGACCTTGAATTGTTTTATACAAAAACCCACAATATTTATATTGACATTGAAAAAATAAGATCTGGTATATATAGTGTTTTAAATAAAAACGACAGACGTCATGAAAAAATGATCAGAAAGATGATAGAACAACAAACAAATTGGGATTTGTTAATAAAAAATGCTAATGATAAAAAGAAATACTATGAATTTCATATAGAAAACTTTGAAAAAATATTTCAAGATATAGTTTCATCTGAAAAACATAAGATTAATCAACTTAATGAAGTTGATGAAAAATATATATTAAAACAAGGATTACAGTCAGATATAGAAAAATCTCATTTAAAAAATAAACTTGAAAACGAGTTAAATGAAATTCTTATAACAAAGAAAGAAATTATGAAAAATCTTGTAAATTTGAGAAATGATTTAGAAAATATAATATTATCAAAAGATAAGATATTATTTGATAATATTATTATGTTAAATTCTCTAACAAAAAATATAGAAAATTTATCAAAAATTTAGTATTTTCTTTCTTTAATATAAAAACACATGTATCTTATAAAAAACGGTGAAAAAGTTAAGATCTCTTCCATAGAAAACTATAACGATAGTCACACATCTAAAAATAACTGGTTATTATACAGTTTACTCATTATTCTTTTTATAGCTATATTAGCAGGAACATTTTACTTAGTAAATAAACATTATAAATCTAAACTCGCCTTAAGGCTAGTTTAAATGATTTTAAATTTATTTTAAATTTATTTTAAAATTTAAAAATTAATTAATACTGTTGTCCACAAGCTTTTTGTGAGTAAACAGAACAACCATTATTCCAGTTAGGATACGCTCTTGTTAAATTTTGATACCCATTGCATCCTGGTCTTACACCTGGACCCGCAGTAAGCGAATCGTAACCGGGTATTCCTCCAAAACTTGGTATCAGTAAGATAGAGTCTTTTCCTGGATTTGATCCAACTACGGCATCATTTACTGGTTTTGTATTATTATAGTTAGCTATATTTGCATACATGCAACCATTGCTAACATTCTGTGTATTCATTTTATTTTGTATAAAGATTTTATTTATAAAATTAAATAAAATTAAAAATTTAATAATATTTGTTTCCACCACATGGTACATTCTTATATGTAGTGCAGTTTCCGCTTGTCTTTGTAAAATCAGAGTAAGCATTTGTAATGCCAGTATATCCATTGCAGCTTCCTGTTCCTACTAATGTGTTGTAGCTTGGAGCACTATAGTCAGGAACTGTCTGGACAGCCATTGAAGGCACTTGAGCAGAGAGAACTGGTCCTTGTACTATTCTAGACTGAACTCCATTTACTACGCTATCATTATTATATGTTTTAAGTGTAGCGTATGTGCACATTGATGATCCGTTATTCATGTTTTTATTTCACTAAAGATTTTTAATTTAAATTTTTTTTTGATTCTTTTTTTGCAATAAAATCTACAATTTCATTATATTTATTTCCATTATGTGCTTTTACCCAAATCCATTGTATATTTTTATCACTCACACATGAATCCAATCTTTTCCATAAATCAACATTCTTCACATCTTTCCAATTATTAACCCTCCACTTTTTTATCCACTCAGTAATACCCTTTATAACATATAAACTATCACTATATATAACATACTTTGTATACTTACAAAAAAAATCCAACGCCTCTATAACAGCTGTTAATTCCATCCTATTATTAGTACTACTTTTACTACCTCCAGAAAGCTCCCATATTTTCTTTGAATCACTCAGTATCCCTATACAAGCCCATCCACTTGCTCCATTTGGTTTTAAACAAGAACCATCCGTATATATTTGGATTGCTTCCATCTTTGTATATTATAAAATATTTTAAAGTTATTTAATAATTCATTTTTTTAAAAAAATGAATTTTAATTTTATATATTCTTTTTATTTTAACAATTATGGATGATGATACTCACATATGGAATATAATCAAAGATCACTTTGATAAAAAAGGTTCCTCTTATATTCAGATAGAATCTTACAATGATTTTATATCAAGAGGTATTCAAGAAATTATAGACAAAGAACCATTCTTTGAAATCCCCCAAAAAGGCCGTAATTATAAAATAGAATTCAGCGATCCTTACTTCTCAAAACCTTCTATCATAGAAGAAGACAGAAAACTAAGACAAATTTTCCCCAATGAAGCAAGAAACAGAGATCTTTCTTATGATTCTGCTCTACACATTGATATAACAGAAACTATTGTAGAAGAAGGATGCGAACCAGAAGTTAATATTTATCACCGTGTAAATATCGCAAGAGTTCCTGTTATGTTACAATCATCTCTTTGCAATCTAAATAATAAAACCCCTCAAGAACGCATAGATGCCGGTGAATGTGAAAACGACCCCGGTGGTTATTTTGTAATCAGAGGGAAAGAACGAGCTATTGTAGCACAACAACGATGTAATTATAACCAAGTATACGTATATCTTCAAAAAATTTCGGCTGGAAAAGCCGCCGTTAAAACTAAATTCAAATACATAGCAGAAATTAGGAGTATGTCTGAAGAAACTGGTCACTCTGTTCTTGTTCAAGCAAAAATAGGTATTGATGAGAAAACAATTGTTTTCTCTCTACCATACATTACTCAATCTATTCCCATCGGAATCCTATTCAAATCACTTGGTTTTACTACAAAAGACGAAATTCAAAATTTAATTGGATTATACGGCAAAGAAGCAGACAAGTATATCAATTATATTGACAGAGATTCTTTCGGTATTTCATCTCAAGATGAAGCATTGGAATACATTGGAAAATTTGCAATGCATATTATTTCAAAAGATAAAAGAAAATCATACGCCTGGCAAGTAGTTGAAACAGAATTATTTCCTCATCTTGGAATTACTGCAAGTATTAAAGAAAAAGCTGTATACTGCGGGCATATGGTGAATAAACTATTAAGCACTCAAATTGGGCTTAGAAAAGACGATGACAGAGATAATGTCTCTAATAAAAGAGTAGAAATGGTCGGCACCCTTATGACTGAATTATTCAAAATGCTTTTCAAACGGTTCTTAAAAACCGCTCAAGTTCAATTAGAAAAAAGTGTAGATTTACTCCTAACATTCTCAAGAATTAATATAATTACTGCAGGATTTAAACACGTCTTTGCAACAGGAAACTGGGGTATTCAAAAAAATACTTACGTAAGAACCGGTGTCTCTCAAGTATTAAGCCGCATGACCTGGGGTGCTACAATTTCTCATCTAAGACGTATTGTCATTCCTATCGGTAAAGAAGGTAAAAATGCAAAAATTCGACAAATTCATCCTTCTCAATACGGGTTCCAGTGCCCGACAGAATGCTTTGATCCAAACACTCCTATTTTATTATGGAATGGTTCTATTAAATTAGCAAAAGATATCATTGTTGGTGATAAATTGATTGAAGACAATGGAAATTCTACAGAAGTTAGAACTACATGTTCTGGTCATACATTAATGTATGAAGTTCAACAACTTTCAGAAAATTGTGTCAATTATACAGTAACAAGCAATCATATATTAACTCTAAAAATAAAAAAACATAAAAAGATTAGAACTCATCGAGGAAAATATGAATTAATGTGGTTTGATAAAGTTAATCTTTGCTATAGATATAAAGACTTTTATAAAATTGAACAAGCAGAAGAATTTAAAAATAATATTGAAGACGATATTTTAGATATTACTATTGAAAAGTATCTTAAATTATCTGATAATATTAAAAAGAATTTATATGGATTTAAATGTGATCGTATAAATTGGCCAAAAAAAGATGTAAAATTAGATCCCTATATATTAGGAATGTGGCTAGGAGATGGAATGAAAACTGGTTATGCATTTGCAAGTGCTGACGAAGAATTAATAGAATATTGGAAAAAATGGGGTGAAAATAATGACGCTACTATAACACATGGAGTTCGTTATGCATATGGAATAAGTTCTACCATTAATAATTCTGGTAAAAGAACAGAAAAAGCTCCTCTTAAAAAGTTACTTGAAGAATACAATCTTATTCATAATAAACATATACCTATTGATTATATAGTAAATGACAGAGATACTCGTTTAAAATTGTTAGCAGGATTAATAGATACAGATGGTTCTGTAAGAGATAATGGTCATGAAATTAGAATATGTCAGGGTCCTAGAAATTTTCGTATTATTGAAGATACTTTAAAACTCGCAAGATCTCTTGGATTTTCATGTCATGTAAATGATGGAAATAGTTCATGGACTCATAATGGTGAGAAAAAATATGGACATTATAAAGAATTAAGAATAACTGGCGAATTCTTATATGAGATTCCAACTATATTACCAAGAAAAAAGCTAATTCCTTTTAATAATGAAAAATCAAGATCCAGATGTTCTGCTTTTTTACAAACTCCAATTATAGTTGTAAAGAAAGATATTGCTCCATTTGTAGGATGGCAACTATACGGAAATGGTAGATTTTTACTTGATGATTTTACAGTCGTTCATAATACCCCTGAAGGGCAATCCTCTGGTATCGTAACGAACTTTGCAAATTTAGCAACTGTCTCTAAAAGGGTATCAACAATTAGAGTAAGAAATATTCTCAATAAAAATAAGAATATAATTCACATTAAAGATTTTGATTTAGAAAAAAGAAAGTCCGGTGGATATATCAAAGTATTCTTAAACGGAATAATCTTAGGTTTTGTAGAAGAGTCTGAACATATATTAAATGACATCAAAAAATACAAAATCAATAAATTACTTGACAATTCAATCTCTGCTTCTTACGACTCAATCGACGAAGAAATAAGAATATATGCAGATGAAGGCCGTTTAATGAGACCTCTATTTAATGTAGACAAAATCAACTCTAAACTTGTATTAAAGAAAACAGATGAACCAGACTGGGATGCTCTGGTAAATAAAGATGTTATAACTTATATTGATAGCAACGAATCTGAAAATTCTGTTATAGCAATGTATCCTTCCGACTTGGAAAAAGAACATAAATACGACTACTGTGAAATTCATCCAAGCATGATGATCGGTGTTATGGCTTCAATTATTCCATTTCCTGAACATTCTCCTGCTCCAAGAAATTGCTTTCAATCTTCAATGGGCAAGCAAGCTCTTGGAATGTTCGCACTTAATCATCAAATTAGAACAGATACCATAGTTCACGTATTAGAATATTCACAAAAACCTATCGTAAGCACAAAACCAGCAGAATATTTAAAATTTAGCGATATGCCTTCAGGTGTAAATTGTATTGTAGCCATTATGTGTCTTTCTGGGTTTAACTATTAGACCCTGTCGAAACAAAATTTCGGCAAGTCATCGTTATGGATGGCAACGTATTCAAATTGCGGGGAAGTCCAAAAAAATCAAAATGAATTTGATTAACATCTCTATATAAAATAAACAAAATGATAATTACATGCAAAGAATGCAAAAAAGAAGTTGAAGTTATAAATAAAAGATTTAAATTATGTCCAACGTGTTCCAAAAATAAACAATTACAAAGATGTCGTGATTATAAAAGTAAAAATAAGGATAGTATTAAAAAATATAATAAAGAATACAAAAAAGAAAATAATGAAGCTATATCCTTATATAATACAAAATATAATACTGAGAACAGATATAAGATTCAGACAAGACAGACTATTCAACATAAAGAACGAAGACAAACAGACCCAGCTTATAAAATGTCTATAGTATTGAGAAATAGATTTAGAAAATTTTATAAAGGAATTACAGTAAGTAGTAGTTTTATTGATTTAATAGGCTGCGTTTATCAAAATTATTTAAAATGGATAGAGTTTAGTTTTGATTCTAATATGTCATGGGAAAACCATGGAGATGTATGGCATATTGATCACGTTCTTTTGTGTTATTTGTTTAATCATGAAGATGAAAATGATAGAAAAATCTGTTTTAATTGGAAAAATACACGACCTTTATTAACAAAAAAAAATTTAGCAAGTAAAAAAATTGAATCAAAGGACATATTAAATCATGAAATAAAATTGCATTTTTTTGAAAAAAATAATAGAGATGGTTATAATCATATTAATTTTGATTTTACTTATTTAACTACTAAGTTATTAGAGAAATCTAATAATGGCTCTAGCTAACCACTAGAGGGATAGTAAAAAGGTTAAATATACTAAGGATAATCCGCATCCAAGCTCCTAAGTTAGAATTCTTAATTGAATATACTATAATATGGAGAAGGTTCAACGACTAGATGGATACGGGCATGAGAAATCTGGTAAATTTCAATGATTGCTCAAGATATAGTCTGTCCCACCCGAGAGGGTGTTTAAGATTAGATAATATATTCCCATAACTAGATACAAATAGTGTATATTATCGAGACTTGAATAAAAATATTCAATATATATTTTAGGATCAAACGTAATCAAGAAGACAGTGTAATGGTAAATAAAGAGGCTGTAGAAAGAGGGATGTTTAGAACTGTTTCTTATAAAACTCTTGTTGAAGAAGAAAAGAAAAAGGGAACATATAGTTTTGAAAGTATTGAATTGCCAGAACAAGAGGTTCGTAAACGTGGTTATAATTATAATCTTTTGGATTCAGATGGAATCGTAGAAGTTGGACTATCTGTTATAAAAGGTGATATTATTATCGGTAAAATTATAACAAAAAATACAAAAAATGGCGATGAAGAAAGAAAAGATGCAAGCGTTTCCATAAAAAATGGAGAAGACGGTGTGGTTGATAGAGTATTAGTGTCAACAACCCCCGACGGATATAAAATGGTAAAAGTTGTTATTAGAAAAATAAAAATCCCTGAAATTGGTGATAAATTCGCATGCTACAAAGATGACCATGAAGTTCTAACTGAAAATGGTTGGAAATATGTTGATAAAATTTCTTTAAAAGATAAAATCGCTTGCTTAATTGACGGTAAAAAACTTGAGTATCATAATCCAACTGAAATTCAGTCTTATGATTATAAAGGACCAATGTATAATGTTGAAAGCGACAAGATTAATTTATGTGTTACTCCAAATCATAGAATGTATACTGGAAATTGCCATCGCCAATCATATAATATTCAAACCGCCGATCAAATTTACGGTAAAATGAGAAGCTATAAAAACAATATTGATGAATGGAATCCTGAAAATTGCCTAAAAACATTTACTCTACCTGCATATGAAGATCTACCAGCTCTTGAGCTTGATTTAGAAGCATGGTGTTTATTCTTTGGTATTTGGATAGCCGAAGGATCCTGCTCTATATCTTATCTTAAAACAGGAGGAATATGTACTAGAAAAGTTAATATTGCAGCCAATAAAGAACGAGTTAGAAATCAATTAGAAAAATGCATGAAAAAATTGGGATTAAAATGGAATATGCATATGTCAAGGGGTGAATTAGTCTCTTGGTATTGCTCAGACTTAAGATTAATCTATTATCTTAGACCGTTAAGTGTTGGTGCTATTAACAAATCACTACCTGAATGGTGTTTTAATTTAGATATGCATCATTCACGAAAATTGATTGAGGGAATGGTTTTAGGCGATGGATGCTATATGAAAGGCACAACTACTGAAAGATATTATACGTCAAGTATTAAACTACGCGATGATTTCCAAAGACTGTGTTTACATGCAGGATGGGGATGCAATTATTACCTTAAAACTGAAAAGGGAACAAAAAGTATGTGTCTGGGAAAAGAAATAGAAACCAATGCAGATTATTGGACAATAACTATTTGCAAAACACAAACAAATCCTTTAGTTAATAAATATATTAAAACTGGAAAACAATTAGATTATTGGGAAGACTTTGATGGTAAAGTATATTGCTGCACTGTCCCTACTAAAGATGGAATTATTTATGTTAGAAGAAATGGAAAGAGCGTATGGGCTGGAAACAGTAGATCGGCTCAGAAGGGCACGACTGGGCGGATTATTTCACAAATTGATATGCCATTTGATAAACATGGAATAACTCCTGATATTGTCGTAAATGCTCATGCATTACCAAGTTAATTCGGCTTGAGGATTTAGGTAACTAAATCCTAGTCTGTCAATGATAGGTCATTTTATGACTAGTCATATCATTGACAAGGCGAGACGTCCAAACTGCGGGAACATCTCGAGAAACTTAACTACCGCAGTATAAGAGAAATCTTGTATGTAGCAGATGGAGTAACTTCCATTAGATGGTAAAAACGTTAAGTTAGAGACAATCCGCAACCAAGCTCCTAAATCCGTTATGTTCGCTATGCGAACCGGCTTATAACCGTATGTTCGTATAGCGAACCGGTTTATAACCGTTGGTAAGGATATGGAGAAGGCTCAGAGACTGGATGGAGGTCGGTGGAAAATGATGGTCTAACCAACCTGATTCTGCTTAAAGTATAGTCCGGCCCACCCGAAAGGGCTATGAGTGTAGTTCCTGACTAGAACGAACTCATGTGAGGGAAATACCGAGAATGACAATAAATCAATTAATGGAGTGTTTATTAGGTAAGAGTTGTGCAATGTTGGGAGAATATGGCGATTGCACACCATTTGGTGATAATAGTATAGACGTTATTGATAAATTATGTGATAAGCTAGGAAAAACCGGTCACGAAAGACACGGATGGGAAACTCTTACTAATGGAATGACAGGTGAAAGAATTCCCGCAAAAATATTCATGGGTCCTACTTATTATCAAAGACTCAAGCATATGGTGGGCGACAAATTACATTGCTGTGACTTACTTCTCACAGAAGTTCTTACTAAAAATGGTTGGAAGAAAGGAGATAAACTTACAATGAATGACTATATTGCTACACTAAAAAATAGAGTTCTTGTATATGAGAAACCAATAGATATAATGTTATATCCTGATCACGAAGGCTCTATGTATTATATAAAAAATCAGTCAATAGATTTAGCAGTAACTGGAAATCATAGAATGTGGGTTTCAAAACCATTTGGACGAAAACGAGTATGGTTACCTTATGATTTTGCAAGAGCTGATGAAATTGTTGGAAAACATATGAAGTATAAAAAAGATGCAGAATGGGAAAATGAAGATTATCAATTTATATTGGAAAGTGTTGTCAAAAAATACACACCAACAGTTGATATTGTTATATCAGAAAAAATAGTAGATATGGACTCTTGGCTTATGTTTTTTGGAATATGGTATGCCGAAGGGTGGACTTCTGGAAGTAAAACATCTGGGCGAATTCAAATATCTGTTAATAAACAACGTGTAAAAGATAACTTGTATCCAGCACTTGAAAAGTTAGGCTATGCGTATAAAGTTACAAATGAAAAACTTACTATTTATGATTATCAATTATATACATATATACATTTATTAAGCGTTGGTGCTCCTAATAAAGAACTTCCAGATTGGGTATTTGAAATAAGCAAACGACAAGTTCGTATTTTAATAAGAGGAATGTTATTAGGTGATGGTTCTTCAAGTAATTCAGGTTGTGAATTTTATTATACATCTTCTGTAAAATTAGCCAACCAATTTCAGCAATTATGTTTGCATGCCGGATGGGCTGGAACAATTTCAAATCACATAAAAGCTGGATCAAATCTAATAAAAATACATGGAAGAGAAGTTGTCAATAATCATGATATATTAAGAATAAGCGTTATAACAACAAAATTAAATCCTTCAGTAAATCATGGTCATACAAAAAATCAAAAAATACAAGAAGAACATTTTGTAGAAAATGAAAAATGTCCTGTTTTTTGCTTACAAGTACCATCTGAAGTATTTTACATAAGAAGAAATGGAAAAGCATGTTGGACAGGAAATAGTAGGGCTACGGGGCCTGTCACGATGCTTACGAGACAACCACTTAATTTTTGGGTGGTAAAAGGCGACTTTAAAAGAGTTTATCGCCTAGTCGTTTGGCTATTTTAGCAAACGGCAAAACATCTTGTTGCGGGAACACCCTTAGAGTCTTATCTACCACCTTTATTTGGAAACATTTAAAGGGAACACGGTTAATAGCCGTATCCAATGGTAATAATGATAAGAATTGGGCAATCCGCAGGCTTACTTCCTAATGATAAGTCTGATTCAAATCAGACCGGCAGTGCCGAAAATAACTATATCAATGGAAGGGTTTCAACGACTGAACGGATGTTGGTCTGAGGGGCGTTATCCCCAATGAAGGCTTAAGATACAGTCTAGCCCATTGTGAAAGCAATGGTATAAGCGAGAAGGGAGGTCGAGAGATGGTCAAGCTGGCCATAAAGCAAATTTAAAATTTATTGTAGTTTTTATAACTTGGAAAACACAACTACAATAATAATAAAAATTTGCTAGTCCTGTTATAGAGGGCAACACATCCAAATTGCGGGGACTTCCTAAAGATTTTAATACTAAACTAGTGGAGAAATTCATTGGTGGCTTCAGGTAACTCCTGAAGGTATAGTAAAAAGTTAAAATATATATGGAAAATTCGCAGCGAACTGCCTAAATCCGTCAAGGTAGGATATGGTGGACGTTCAACGACTCGACGCATGTGGGCTTGAGAAAAACTAACCATTTTTCAGTGAAAGTCTAAGATAGAGTCTAAGCCCACTCGAGAGAGTGATATATACAAGCTTTATTTGTTCTATAACAAACAAATACAGTGAATATATAGATGTAATGATCTTGAGAAGAAATACTCAAGTGAACTGGTATAACTGGGTAAACATTTGCCACAGTGGAGAAAAATTTACAATATATTAAAAATTCGTCAGTAAATGAAAACTCTGCTAGTCTGTAGTATAACAGGCAACATGTCCAAATTGCGGGAAAATCTGGTAAAGTCTTTAGTACCAAATTGTTAGAGAAATCTAATAATGGCTCTTGTTAATCACTAGAGGTAAGGTAAAAATCTAAAGAATACAGACAATCCGCAGGCAAGTTCCTAAATTCCAAATGTCATGGAATATGGAAAAGCTTCAACGACTAAATGAACATGGGCGTGAAGGATTGACAATCCTCATGATCGCTTAAAATATAGTCTAAACCCATCCGAGAGGATGCTACTTTAGAAGTTTTGTATTCTTATACTAATGAATACATTATAGAATTAGTAGATGAAATGATCTTGAGAGTAAATGCTTAAGTGATCTGGTATAATTGTTACGTTTCGGGGAAATGGAAAGAGATGCAATGATTGTGCATGGAAATGCGAGATTTTTGAAAGAGAGATTGTATGATATGTCAGATCCGTATAGTATGAATGTATGTAATAAGTGTGGAATGATTGTAACATGTGAGAAAGAATGTAAAGGTTGTAAATCTGATGAAATTTCAAATGTAATCATACCTTATGCTTCAAAGCTGTTAATGCAAGAGTTGATGGCTTGTGGAATTAAAGTAGAGATTAGACCAACAAAATAAAAAAGATAAAAAATAAATTAAAAATATAATTTATATATAGAATATATATAAATATGACAGATTATGATTATGAAAAAAAGTTTGAAAAAACTCCAAAAATTGAACTTGAACAACCTAGATCTATCAGGGTTGTAAGTGCTCCTAAAAACTGTATAAAAATTGACGGTAAATACTTCGCTGTAGACATTAAAGATAAAGAAGAAATAATTTATCAAAATATAAGAATCTATAAAAATAATCATATAAAAGATATTGAAAATGGTGTGTATACTTGGATTTTAACACAATCACTCTCCGAGTCTGGAAAATGTGATGGTCCTTTTAATTTGTATTTTAATAAAGTATTAACTCCAATTGAAGTAGGAACTTTACATTCAAATCTTATTTCAAGAATAGACGATATATGCTCAATTAGATTAGCAGGCGAATTTAAGAAAACTGATAATAAATTCGAATATAATTTTTTGTCTGGAACTTATATGGCAGGAAATATTAGTGATGAATATATAGACGAAATAAAAGTAGCTTTTGTAGATTATGTAGGAAATCATCTTTCAACAGGAATAATTAATAAGTTTACATACTCAAATTTATCTACATTAATAACTGAAGAAAATTTTGGTTTAAGTTTAATTATATCAGATTTAAAATTTCTATATGATTTAGGAATTCGCATTGTTTATTTTGAAAATGCAAAAGACTGTAGGCAATATGATAATTATAGTCTAGAATTAGTAAAATATGAAATGAAACTTGAATCGTATAATAAAAATCCTAAATATTATCCAGAACCAATAAATCCAATAAAACCACGAGGTATTGACTTTAAAAATTTAATAAAATAATAAATTATAATAGACTTCGTTTTATTATAATTTTATACATCAAGTCTTTTACACGCATTTGTCATATAGAACAAATGAGCCATAAGATGATGTTCTTGTCTATATCTTTCTAAACATTCTCTTAATTTTACATTTTCAGCGTCATTTTGTATATTTTCTTTTCTCATAAGATGAGCTGTTAAATATATAACAGCATCTAAAAGTTCTTGTTCCATCATTTCAAGCCAAGAATCTTCTTCTGTTCCAAAATTAATTGTATTATCAGAAACTTTTATACTATGTCCATATCTTTTTATACCAAGATCTAATCTTTTATCAATATCTTCTAATATTTTTTGTTCCATTTTATTAAAAACATTTTGTTTATAAATCAAAAATTACAAAAATCTATAAAACTCCCCAAAAAGGTTTAGGTGGTGGAGCCATAAATACATCAGTTCCGGGTCTTGGTCCTGGACGAGGTCTTGGTGCTGGTCCTGGGACTGGTTTAGGATAAGGATTAGCGCATGTCGAATTAGGCCCAGCTAAAAATGTATATAAACTTCCACATTTATCGTTGGCTTTTGAAGTAGCAGTTCCGCAGTATTCATTATAAACAGATTGTCTTGCGTTAGTATAAGAATTAAAATCTTTTATGTTATAAAGTTGGTTTCTTGCAGTGCAATCCTTATATATATCCTTATCTCCAGATGTTTCATCTGGACGATAATCTCTAAAACATCTTGCACATGTTAAATCCATATCCATATTTCCAAATGTATTTTTATTTGGATTATTAAAGAAATCTGAACAATCTTTATTGCAATTGTCATATACTACACCACCTGGAGCAGAGCCACAATATTGGCGATACCCGTCAGGATCACGTCTAGACATGTCTGGATTACAGCATTGTGTGCGTGCTGGTTCAGATCCGTTTGGACAATTTGAAAAACAATCTGCTACATCAAATGGTTTATATGGATTCGTTGGACTCCAAGGTGGTTGATATGGATTATTTGGACCATAAGGTGGTGTATTAATTGGATTCTTATAAAAAGGAGTACAAGAACTATCAACCATTTGTCTGGGAGCTTGTTGACCATACGATGATGTTTGACAATATTGATTATATCCGTCAGGATCACGTTTAGACATGTCTGGATTACAGCATTGTGTGCGTGCTGGTTCAGATCCGTTTGGACAATCTGAAAAACAATCTTCCATATCAAATGGTTTATATGGATTCGTTGGACTCCAAGGTGGTTGATATGGATTATTTGGACCATAAGGTGGTGTATTAATTGGATTCTTATAAAAAGGAGTACAAGAAGTCATTTATTTTATTATATAAAAATATAAAAAAATAAATGATTTTTTATTTTATTTTTATTTTTTTTATTAAATTATGGATATGCCAATTAGATGTTTTAGTTGCAATAAAGTCTTAGCTAATAAGATTGAAACCTACAAGGATTATATTAAATCAGGAGTAGATGCAAAAACAGCTCTTGATAATATTGGCGCTGTAAGATATTGTTGTAGGAGAATGTTTCTTGGTTATGTTGAATGTTCTGAAAAAATGATTCAATATCAAAAATAAAAAATAAAATTATTTATAAATATATATTTTTATAAATAAACTATGACAGATTATTATAATTATCCTAAATCATCATGTGTTTGTTACGATACAAAAAATAATTTTCCAAAAGAAACAGGCTATGCAACAAATTTGTCAGTAAGAAGAGAAAACAATCAACAATCTGTTCCAGGTGATTATTACGACGTAAATAATACAAGAGTATTCAGAGTATCCCAAGAACCACATCCAAGAAATGGTATTATTGTAGAAAATCCACAAGTATATACTTCATCTCCAGGATTTAGACCTTATAAACCTAGTAATCCTTATCCAGTAGAATGTTCAAAAGCTGTATATGACCCATTAGATCCCAGATTGTTGAATGCAATGACAGCTCAAATTATACCTCTTGACAGAGCACCGATGGAATCAACTGTTAGATTAGATGATGTATATAATGAGAAACTTCGTGGATATGGTCAAAACTATACGGATTATAAAAGTGTATCTGCCGGTCAGATACAATATTATATTGATAAGTCAATAGAAGATCCTTATTTTACACCTGTTTTTGAAATAAGTAGTAATGTAAAAGGTGAAGTTTATCAAGATCCAATGAACGCTATGAAACCAGCGTATTTTCGCCAACCATTAACTTCATCAAATCCTTTACAAAATAATATGAGAGGGTTTTCAGGATTAACTTCTATTAACGACAGTACAAGATTTAGAGAAGATATAACAGGAGGAACTAAATATGCAGGTGGTTTAATGGCCAGAATGAATAGAGAAAAATACTCTTCAAGATGGACAAATAATTTTGATTGATTAAGATTTTAATTTAAAATTTAAATTAAAACATTCAATTTTCTACTGTAAGATTTGCCAATTCCGCTCGAAACTTTGAACTATCATCATCTATCACTGCTATTTCATCCATCTTTTTTGTAAGAAAATTAAAACAAGCATCTTTATCAACTTTTTTAAACTCTGTAGACTCATTTGTTTCTTCCATTCTTTTTAATACCATTTCTCCTGATACTTTCTTTACATCCTTTGCAAGCTTCTTTGTTAACTTACTCGCTCTTACATCCTTTTTAACTTCTCCATCTGAATTGATATGCTTAAATATTTGTCTTGCTGGATCTGTGCATATATAACCTAATTTTCCATCTTTATCCTTAAGTATATTATCTACCGCAAAACGTGCAACACCAGCTTGTCCATCATAAAAATGTTCTTTAGTAAACTTTTCCTGTATCATTTTAGTTATATGTTCTTGACTTAAGTCAATAGGTGAAAGAAATAGATTGGTTTGATTTGTAGGTTTTTCTATAGCTTTTGTAGCCATTCTTTCTATTTTGTTTTGAAGTTCTTTGATTTGTTCTTTGTATTCACTAATTTGTTCTTTGTATTCACTAATTTGTTCTTTGTATTTTTCTATATTAATGATTTCTGTTTTTAATATTTGATTTTCATCTTCTTTTTGTTTGAGTATTTTTTCATATCTAGGTATACAAATCTGAAAATGAATGTTTAGATTTTGTTTACTTGATAGAATTTTATTGCAGTATTTACAATCAAATATAACAATTTCTTTAGTAAATGTTTCAGTTCTATTCTGAATACAATATTTAGCAGTTCTAAGATGGTTTTTCAATGATGATTTTGTATTAAATGTAGTTTTACAAAATTCACAAGATGACATATTTATATAACAAAATTTAAATATTTAAATCATTTATGAAAATTTAACGTTTGACGTTAAATTTTTAATATTTAACATTAAAAATTTAACGTCAAATATTAAGAAAATCATTTTTTTATGAAAATTTAACGTTTAACATTAAATTTTCATAATTTTTTAAATAATGTTATATTTTTCAAGCCAAATTTTCTTGTGTAATTTAACCAGACCTTTTTCCATTAAAAAATTAACCTTATTTCAGTTTACAATTTTTTTATTTTACCTTTTCCAAAATTTTTTTTGTCAACACACACAAAAAATGTGTGTGTGTTGATGATTTTAAAAATTTATTTTTCCTAAAAAAGATATATTAATTATTTATTTGAAATAAATGACTCAACTTATTTCATATTTTTTCATAAAAAACTTGAGTCATTTATGTTTTTTCCATATTTTTAAAAAGTCAAAAGTTTAATGATAAAATTATAAAGTAATTTCAGTTTATAATTTTCTAAAAAGTTAAGATGTTGATAATTAATCTATAAATCTACCATTTTAAAAAGATAGCAAGATGATCACTTCCAAGAGGGGAAGTTTTAAGTCCTGAATTCTTAATAACTCCGCATTCTTTGACTTTATCATACATATTTTTATCAACTATAAAATAGTCAAGTCTCATACCTTTATTTGCAATTCTTGTTTTACTATTGAAAAACCATGTATATTCAGTTTCTTGTTGTTTTTTGAATTTTCTATAAGCATCAGAAAAGCCTGATTCCAATACTTCTTTAAAATCGTCGATTTCTTCTCTTAAACATCCAGCAATTGTAGAGCTATTATATTTTGATCGAGTATAACAGGTGTCGGAATGTGTATATGCTATATTTAAATCACCAAGCCATATAATATTCTTTGATAGTAACTTTAAAGATTCAAGGTATTTTTTTATTGATATATTCCATATGTTAATTCTATATTCAAAATTACTACCAGAGTTTGGAACATATGTATTAATGATGATAAATTCAGAATATTCAGCAATGATAATACGGCCTTCGGTGTCATTAAGATCTGGAATATCATATACAACTTTTTCAGGTTTTTCTTTTGACCATAGAGAAGTTCCGGAGTATCTATTACCGCTTCTTGCGTCAAGACCTTTGCTTGAATTCCAAAATTGATGATATTCTGGGAATTTAAATAATGATTCTGCATTTTTACTATCACATCTAGTTTCTTGAAAGCATAAAATATCGGGATTATATTCAGATATAATTTCGCCAAGATTAGTTTCGGGCTTTATTGAAGTATATTTAGCGTTTTTGTTTGAAATATGTTTTCCTCCGACAATGTTAGATCTAATACCATTAACATTCCAGCTAATTATAGTAGGCATAATATTTATTAAAATAATTTGTACTTTTAATAAATATTCAATTTATTTTTTCCAATCTTGAAACTGTTGTTTTTTTGTTCCATCGTAAGTATAAGCGTGATTATTATCCAGCATTAGTTTATTCATACTTTTATCAAAATTACCAATATCTTGCTTATTTGTATATATAGTTATTAATAATCGTCCATATTTATCCCAATCACCGCAATATATCCACACTTGTTTATTATGGATATGGTCTGATAGGAATTTTTTTGCATCATAACCGCAATTTTTTTCTTCTAAATCTTTAGTTCTTATTTCAGCGCAATCTATACCGTATAATCTACATTTTTTCTTATAAAACTTTGAATTAAATGGTAATATAACTGTGATTGTATCACCATCATAAACGTCAACGACTTTACATAGTAAAGTTTCTTTATCAAGAGATAACCACGGAGTATTTTCAGCGGTCATATAAGATATATTTCTGGAATTATTTAAAAACTTTGCAAAACCGTAGCAATTACCCATTTTTATATATAATATATTATATATAATTTATCATTTTTTATTTTTGTATTTTTCTAACAACGATTGTGACTGGAATTATATTACATTCACATAAGGCTCTTTCAGCAGTTCCAAGTTTTATACTAGTTTTCCAAAATTGTGTCCGTAATTTACGATATGTATTTACGATATCTTTAACTTGTCTATTTTTTGTTTTTGTTTTTCTATAAGTGCTAATATTTTTTTTAGAAAGAATATGAGCTTTATTCGCTTTATCGTATTTTTCCATAGCTTTTACAATATAATCTGGAACTTGATTTTTTTTAATATGTTGTTTTATAAGTCTAATTCGTTGTTGTTTATTACAAACAAAATCACCAGGCCCTGCCTCTCTACATAATGGGCAAGTACTGTTGTAATTTCTAAACCATTGAATAATACAATCGTTATGAAAGGAGTGATTACATTCTGGAATTGTATAAGAAGTATTTTGTGTTATTTCATCATGACATATTGAGCATATTTGAGAAGCCATTTTTAAAATAAATATATATTTTAAAAAATTATCATTTTTATATTTTAAAAAATTAATTTATTGTGCGCATTGTCGGCCTGGTAAATATGATGAACAACCATAATTTGGACTTATACATCCATCAATTATATTCATACAGCACCCGGGACCATACCATCCATGTTTACATTCGCATATATTATCACTATTACAAGTTCCGTTAGGAGTACAAGGATGTTGAGGATTGCCATTACACATAAATGCTGTATTCTTTTCAGCACAATCTTTTCCAGTCCATCCATATACACAAACACACTTTCCACTTGTACAAGTTCCATGCCCAGAACATGTATTATTAACACAAAAATCTGCAATTTCACAGTTAAGTCCACTATATAGTGGATCGCATACACATGTTTTAGTACTTTGATTTGGAGTTCCATGATCATTACAAAATGATCGTGGTATAAAATTATAATTATTTGGATTATTTGGATCATAATTTGCAACATCTGATGGTAAATCTCTCGAACAATCACATTGAGTGCCAATAATTCCCGAAACTTCACATTTATATCCTGCCGCTGTATCAGATGTACAATATCCTGGTCCAACATTATAATGACATTGATCATCATTATTACACTGAACCATTGGTGTTGCACACCAACTTCGAGCAGTAGCATCTAAAATTCTACAGTTATGACTTCCTTTAAATGGATCTCTACTAAATGATCTAGCACTTGATCCATACCCACAATCACTATCTCCCATACATTGTGGCGCTAAAGGATCTGGATTATCACAAGTACATTGACCAGCTCCTGCATTTACACACAAATCATCATTAACTCCTGGTACAGATGATACACATGAAGATCCATTTGGACCAAGTTTACATTCTGAATCCATTCTACATGTTCTAAGAGCTGGATTTTTACATTCTGAATATGATAATCCAGCATTATATTTACAATATAAGGCGCCTCCTGTATCACTTACAGCCCCTCCTCCTATAACATGACAATCATCTGAAAATCTACATTGAGGAGTAGTTGTACTATAACAGGCTGTTTCAACTCCAATACATGTTGTATCATCATACCCAGCTGGATCTGTATAACATACTCCACATGCTCCCTGACCTGCTCCTGAATCTATTTGGCAATGACATTGATTGTCATTTGTCGTATTAATTGCCTTCATTCCATATATATCAAGTTCATTTCTATTCCATGCAATAATAAGAGAAGAAAAATTAAAAGCACATATATTATCTCCAATTATAATATTATATGCACCATTTGTAGGAGGTAATAATACAGGTCCGCCATCAGTATGATTATAAGGAGGGGGTAAAATATTAGTTATATAAAAAGGTGTATGACTCATTGATAATGGTAATAGTCCATTCGGTCCAGCAATGTCAGATGGATTTATTAAAGAATTTATAATAGTTTTAACAAAATCACCTGATGGAAATCCACATCCAATACCTTGCAGTACATTTAATACTGGTAGAATCGGAACAGAAGAAGGATCTGTAGGATCTAAAGGTGATACTAAACAGCTTGTGTATGATGTTGTTTGTAAACCAGTAAGAACCTCTTTGGGGTCATTTGATGCGTGTGTTGGTGTGTTTGGTGATGATTCTATTGATACAATATTAACAGTTCTATTTCTTATAAATGGATATAATACCTGATATTTGTCTATAAAAAGATTATTCTGTGTATCAACAAGTTTGTTTTCAAATAATACAAAAATTCTTCCTTTTTGTTGAATTAGGTTAGAATATGTCGAATTTACTGGTATATTATTTGGATATAATAAATCACCAAATGTATTTTTTAAATAATCTAAAAACAACGTCTGTATTTTTAACCTATTTGTTTCTTCAACATTCCATGCATTTGTAACATATGAAAAATTAGTAACATCTTGAAAATCGAAGATTAATATTTCATTAAATGGTGTTGTAAACGAGTTAATCCATTGTTTTATATCATCAAATAATTTTGTAACACTATTTTGGGTAAATAATGTGTGGATAAATTTTAAAGATGATAAATCTAATCCTGATAAAACTTTACCCTCTTTTGTATCAACTCCTATCCTAAAATCAAAATATCTGATTCCATTATTTAATTGTGTTGTTATATCATCATTCTGAGCTCTACCCCAAAGTGCAATTGTTCCTTTCATTATTTTGGTTAAACTATCTATATTAGATGGAGTTGCAACATTTAGAATAGCTCCTATAATACTAATATCAGTTATATAATTTATTAGATCAGTTTGATTCCAATTTTTTGGATCAAGTTGGGGGTATTTTAAAAACCCCCATGATGGAATTTCAGTATCATAATCCAAATAATGATATAATTCATTTCCTAATGTAGCATTAAATGCGGGTATTCCAATAATTCCTATACCAGGAATTAGTGCTAGTGTACTTAATAATGCTATTATAGCATCCAATTTTCCTATAAAACCTGCAAAAGCTGCTCCTCCAGTTTTTGGTATTAAAATATCATAAGTTGCTGTATCATGACTTCCAGGTATTTTAATCTGATTAAATGGAATATTACCAATTATATCAGAACTGTACCCCATCCATTTTGATGATATACTAATCGGATAAATACTATCTTTACTTACGCAAAAAGCATGGTACCCATTATCACAATTATCTTTTCTACAAGGACCAGAAACTATAGTGTTAATTGCTGGTGTATAACATGTGCCAATCATAACAGAATTATTAGAAGTACAATCTTCTGGTTTTGGATTACATGTTGGCGCAGTACCAATACGTGTTGCATTAACAAGTGTATATTTTTCTTTAGTATTTTTATATAAATAATAGATTGAAATACAAACAAGTATTAAAATTATAATAAGTAAAATCTTATTCATTTATAATATTATTTTATTATAATATTATAATAAAAAATTTTATTTTATTGAAATCTTCTTGTCATTTTATTTAATATTCACATAATTCTTAAAATATATTTTTATATTTTTATATTTTTCCGCCCATCATTCTCTGATTAGATGTGGACATAGGGAACATTCTACGTTGCCACATTTCTGAATTACGTTTTCTAAGTGCTGAAAACATGAGATTTTCTCTAAATTCTCCAGAGTTTTTAAACCAGGCATCTTGTGCTAATTCTCTGATATTTGCAGTTAAGTCGTTTCCGTCTTGTTGACTCATAGGGCCATAAGAGTCTCCAAATGATGTAAAATCTATTTTGTTTCTTGTGATATAATTAGGCATTCTGATAGCGTTTATATCATCATAGGCGAATCTTGGCTGACCTAATTGCTTATCAATATAAGAGCGATAACTTGTTCCGTAGCCACTAAAACGAGGATCATATACGTTTGATTCATTAATTTGTTGTATAGGTTCTGGTTCTTCAAGTGGTTCTATTATACGTGGATCATGTTGTATGTATGTGATTCCGTCCTTATTTTGTTCATATGTAGTTGGCTCCAATTGTTGTGTGAATGAAATACCCATGTTAGAATTAATAGGTTCATTTACTTGATTTACAGTGTAAATTCCTGGTTCTATTATTTGTGTAAATAAGTTTTTATTATATTGAGCCATTCTTGAGTCTTCTTGGCAATTGCTTGCATTATAATTTGAAGGAAGATTTGACGTAAAAATTTGTTTAGGGTTATAGCTGCATGATGTATTAACTTGTCCTATGTTTTCGGCAAGAACTGTGTTTTGTCTGAGTTTTACGGTATTTTGGTTTTTAAAGGGAAAGTAAATTTCTTGTTGGGTTTTGTTCGTGGAAGAATATTCTTCTTGTTGTGGGTGCCAAGAGTTTCCTCCGTATGTTGGGGTTTTATAATCAACTTTGTTGTCGTTTTTGTAGAAGTTTTCTTTTATTTTTGGTTTGCATGAAGTTGTTACTTCGTATCCAGATTGGTATACGTCTTGTTCAGTTTTTAAGTTTACATGGGAGTGTGTAATAAGATTATTTGCTCTCCAGTAATCTAAGTCATGAGAAGGGGGTATTATAATAGGAGCTATTTTTGTTTTGGGATTGGCAGGTCCTACTAATTTTTGGTTAAGGGAAAGAGTGGTTTTATCAAATGGTTCTAATGATATAGGATCGTTGCAGTAAAAGTATGCATAATCATCTACAACTTTAGGTAATTTTTGTTGTGATGTTTGTGTTATTTTTGGGGATTCAGAGAAAGATTTGTGAGGAAAATTATGAAATCCTTCTTTTATTTGTTGCATGTTATCTTTTTGTATATAGTAAAGAATAATTATAAATAGTAAAGAAAGTGATAAAAGTAAAAAACTGTATTTAAAATTTAATAACGATAAAAATAAAAAAATTATTAATACTAGTCGTGTAATTGTATTCATTCTTTCTGATAATGACATATTTTGATTAGGAATTAGTCTAAAATCAGAAAATAAATTTGAACAATTTTCCAACCAGAATTTATTACAGTTCATTTAATTTTATATATATGCAGATTTTAAAAATGAAATTAAAACATCAAATTAAATATAAATAAAAAATGCCAAAATCTAAAAAAACTACTGAATATCCTTTTGTATTAGTTGGTATAAATACAGAAAAAATAGATATAAAATATAACTTATCTAATACTGAAAAAGTAATTCCTATGAATACTACAAGGATTATAGATCTGGAAGCTGAAGTTCCAGAAATCATATCATTTCTTGATGAAACAAAAAAGATACATAAATGTCAAATATCAATGATTGATTTCAATTCTGGCAAAAATGTATCTAAATTACAATATAATTGTTATTGGTGTAGGAATCCATTTACTACTGCACCAATTGGATGTCCTATTAAATATATATCAAGTCAAGCGGTTAAGCAATATTTTTCGGAGATTAGTAGAGATAAGTATATTATAAAAGAGAATATTAATTTAGATAGGAAAAATATTATAGATGGCGATAAGAGAATTGATATTGAAGAAAAGGAGTATTATGAAACAGATGGCGTATTTTGTTCATTTAATTGCTGTTGTGCTTATATAAAAGATAATAAACACAATTTATTATATTATCATTCGGAAGTATTATTGACTGAGATATATAATCAAATTTTTGGTAATGATATTAAAAAAATAGATCAAGCTCCTCATTGGAGATTGATTGATAAATATGGCGGGCATCTTACTATAGAAGATTTTCGTGAAAGTTTTAATAAAATAGAGTACGAATCGCATGGAATATCGAGAACTTTTAAGAAAAACTTATTTAAATCGATAGGTATGCTATATGAAGAACATATTAAATTGTAGATTTGATTTATATTTTTTGATTTAAAAATAATAAAATAAATATAAATTATATTTATTTTATAATAAATATGTCATTTGGTGTAAGATATGCACCTACTATAAATGAACAATCATATACTTATACTTATAATTTAATAACTTCATTATCTCTTCCAGTATCTGGAACAGGTGGAGTGGCACCTGTTCCAGTATCTGGAACAGGTGGAGTGGCACCTGCGACGGGTTTTTCACTACATGAATTACATATCGATGCTCCACAGTATACTTATCAAATCGATAATACTCAAACAGGTTATGCTTATACAATTGATTTTGATGAAAATTATACTCAAAAATTAAAAAGTATTATAATTAATAAAAATAGCACAATTAATACTAACGATATTAGTTGTACTTTAAATAATCCAGTAGGTATCCAACAAATCTATACTATTGGAAAATCTATACAATCAACATGGGTTGCTGTTGGATATGGTACAAATACTATTGCTTATTCAACAGATAATGGTGGAACATGGAATGGTCTCGGAACAACTATTTTTGGTACTTGCGGATTTGGAGTTTGTTGGAATGGAGAACTTTGGGTTGCGGTTGGAACTTCACCTGGTTCTATAGCTTATTCTAATAATGGCATAAATTGGACTCCTGTAGATTCATCCTCAAGTCCTCTTGTGACTGGAGTTGGAGTTGCTTGGAATGGAAATATGTTTGTTGCAGTTGGAAGTGGAAGTGTTAATACAATAGCAACTTCAACAGATGGAACAGTTTGGACAGGAGTTGGTAAACGTATTTTTTCAACGGTTGGTAATGGAGTTGCTTGGAATGGAGAACTTTGGGTTGCAGTAGGACAAGGTCAAGATAATACTATAGCATATTCATCTAATGGAACAACTTGGACTGGTCTTGGAACAAATATTTTCGATGTTTCTGGTAATGGCGTTGCTTGGAATGGACAAATGTGGATTGCTGTTGGTCAAGCATCAAGTAATAATATATTTTATTCAAATAATGGAACAGTTTGGACACCAGTTGGAACAAGTATATTTTCAGGAGGAGTTGGTATAGGGGTTGCTTGGAATGGTGAAATATGGGTTGCTGTAGGAGAAGCAAGTAATACTATAGCATGGTCAAATAATGGATTAGATTGGTTTGGGCTTGGTAATACTATATTCAGTGATTCAGGAAATGGAGTATCTTGGAATGGAAATGTATTTATTGCTGTAGGTCAAGGTACTAATACTATAGCTACTTCTAGAGATGGTAAATTATGGAGCCCAGTTGTTGATAGCTCCGCAATATTTTCTTCGATGGGTCGTGGAGTTGCTTGGAATTCAGCAAGGGATATTAATATAGTTATAGAAGACGGGCGTAGGAGATCGTCTACAATTACTCCTAATGAAACAATTACATTATATAAAGGTGATAAATTAGATATATTTTCACCAGCTTATTATAATTCAGGTTATAATTATGCAACAATTAATATTAATACAAGTTTTGATTGATTTTTGATTGATTTATAATTTAATTTAATTTTAAAAATAAAATTAAATATATAATAAATAAGTAAATATGTCATTTGGTGTAAGATATTCACCAACTATTAATAAACAAAGTTTTATTGCGAGTGAAACTACGGGAAAGTTTGGTAGATTGAATTCTGGTTTTACAACTGGCACTAAATATGCTCCTTCCATTTCAGAACAATCGTATATTATGAATATGATTCAAGAATATGGAGGAGGTGGAGGAAGTACTGGGAGTACAGGAAATACAGGAAGTACTGGGAGTACAGGAAGTACAGGAAGTACTGGGAGTACAGGAAATACAGGAAGTACTGGAAGTACTGGAAGTACAGGAAATACAGGAAGTACTGGGAGTACAGGAAATACAGGAAGTACTGGGAGTACAGGAAGTACAGGAAGTACTGGGAGTACAGGAAGTACTGGGAGTACAGGAAGTACTGGGAGTACTGGGAGTACTGGGAGTACAGGAAGTACTGCTATTCAAGGTATAAATATTGTAAATCAAGAAGTATTAGGGTTTACAGTAAAAGTTGATAATATACCTAATGTTTCATCAACTATAAAAACAAGTGATGTTTTATCTGAAATTAATGGGCCTGTATCGAATTCAAGTGTCTATACATTTGGAAAATCTACACCAAGTAGAATAGTATCTATAGGAGAACAGTCGACAGGTTCTGGATCTATTTCGTATTCTGACGACAATGGATCAACATGGGAAAACATAGCTCCATATTTATTTGGATTTGGAAAATGTGTTATTTGGACTGGTGAAATTTGGATTGCTGGAATATCTGTAGCTTATAGTGATCAAGCAAAATTTTCTTTAGGATGGTCTTTAAACGGAACAACTTGGTTTCCAAATTGTTCTGAAGATGTTACTCCGTCTAATCCTATTTTTTCTCAATATTGCAATGGATTAGTTTCTGTAAAATATCCAAATTTTAATATATTTTATGCAGTAGGAACTGGAAATGATAACACACTAGCGATATCTTATGATGGAATAATTTGGACTGGAATTGGGAAATCTATATTTTCAGTATCTGGTAATGGTATTGCTTTCAATGGAAATACAACAGTTGCTGTTGGAAGTGGTACTAATACTATAGCATATGCAACTGTGGAGAATGAACTTACTGGAATAATTGGAACAACTCCATTTTCAGTATCTGGTAATGGAGTTGCTTGGAATGGAAATATGTGGGTTGCTGTTGGAAGTGGTACTAATACTATAGCTACTTCAATAGATGGAGCAATATGGTCTGGTGCTGATACTACAACAAATATTTTTGACGGAGGTGCTGGATTAACAGTTGTCTGGAATGGCAAAATATGGGTAGCCGGAGGGAATGGATCAATTACACTAGCTTATTCTGAAGATGGTATAAACTGGACCGGTATTAGTAATACAATATTTACTGGAAGTTCTTCTAGATGTAGATCTATTACATGGTGTGCCACTTCATCTAAGTTTATTGCAGTTGGAACTTGGACAGATACAACTAATCAATTAGTCCCAAAACCTTTTGGTATAGCAACTTCTCTAGATGGAAAAATATGGATTCCAAATTATGTTGCAACTTTTAATTGTTATGGTGTTGCTTCTAATAGTTCTAGAGAAAATACAATAACGATTCCAAGTAATTTAAATATTGCTGTAGGTCAAGGTACTAATACTATAGCTTATTCTCGAGATGGTGAGAGCTGGAATGGTATTGCAAATCCAAGACCAGCTCTATTTAGGAATGCTTATTCTGTTGTATTTAATGGAAAAATATGGGTAGTAGGAGGTGAAGGTAATAATACTATAGCTTATTCTCGAGATGGTAGAACCTGGACAGGTATTTCTAATGGTAGTATTAATAATCCTTTTAAAGATGGATCATGTTACGGTTTAGCTTGGAATGGAAAAAGATTTGTTGGAGTTGGTTATAATGATCTTATAACAACATATACTATAGCAACTTCTGAAGATGGAATATGCTGGACAGGTGTTGAAAATAGTACAAATATTTTTTCAGAATATGGTTTTGCAGTAGCTTGGAATGGAAAAAGATTTGTTGCAGTTGGAAGTGGAAGTGTTAATACAATAGCTTATTCTGAAGATGGAAAACTATGGACAGTAGTTACACATAGTACAAATATTTTTTCACAAGCTGGTATTGCAGTAGCTTGGAATGGTCAAATGTGGGTTGCTGTTGGAGCAGGACCTGGTACTAATACAATAGCTTATTCTGAAGATGGTATAATCTGGACTGGTCTGGGTTATAGTATATTCGGTCTAGGACATGGAGTTGCTTGGAATGGTGAAGTCTGGGTTGCAGTTGGAGCAGGAGCTAATACTATAGCTTATTCTGAAGATGGAACAATATGGACAGCTCTCCCTAATAGTAGTGCGATTATTACTATTGGTTATGGAATTTCTTGGACAGGAAATAGATTTGTTGCTGTTGGAGAAAGTAGTTCAGGTAAATCAATAGTATGGTCAAAAGATGGTATAAATAATTGGACCATAGTGAGCAATAGCTCAACTATATTTACTACAGGATATGGAGTTGCTTGGTCTGGTTTAAAAAATAGTGTTTCTATTAAACAACCAATTGTTATGGGAGGAATAGGACATAATAATCATCTTGTATATTCTGAAGATGGAATAAATTGGGTAGGAAATGGAAATACAGGCTCGAGTATATTTGGAACAGGAGGAGGTTGTATGTCTATATGTTGGAATGGAAATATTTGGATTGCTGGAGGAGGAGGCCCAAATGCTATTAATACTATGGCATATTCTTATGATGGAAAAGTATGGACTGGTATTGGAAATTCAATATTTTCTCAAACTTCATTGATAGAGAGTTCATGTTTATCTATATCCTGGAATGGAAGTATGTTTGTAGCGGGAGGAGGTACTATCAGTCAGGATGGATATTCTATTGTTTGGTCAAATGATGGAAAATCTTGGACAGGTGTTGCAGATAGCCTTGTGAATATTCAAGTAGCTAGAACAATATCTTGGAATGGAAAAATGTGGATTGCTGGCGGATTTACTACAGGATCTCAACTTGGTAAAATAGCAACATCTATAGATGGAAAAACATGGATATATTATGATATAACATCATCTGTTTTTATTATTAATAGTATCGCTTGGAATGGATTATTATGGGTTGCGGTTGGAGAAGATGGAGATAATAGTATAGCTTGGTCAGATAATGGAACAACTTGGACTGGTGTTGATAGCACACAAAAATTTTTTAGTGATGGAGGATCTAGTGTTGCATGGAATGGAAGTAGATTTGTAGCAGTAGGATCTGGATCTAATAAAGTTGCTTGGTCAGATGATGGTAAAATCTGGACAGGACTTGGTACAAGTTTTTTTGGTGGGATTAATAGTCCAAGTGTTGTTTCTTGGGTAGGAACTAAATGGATGATAGGATCAAGAGATGCCTATGGGTATTATTCTTCAATTGATGGAATAAATTGGAATGAAATACCCATTAGTAATTTTGATACTATACCACCAACCCTTTTATTATCTGGAGTATTTGCTATTACGAGTAATAGTTTGGTAGGACCTGTTGTTGTGGATAGTCAAATTGTGATAAATCCATCAGAAAGTTTAGATGTAGTTTCAGATACATATTATAATACTGGATATACAAATATGAGTATGAGTATTGGATCTACAAATTTATAAAAAATATTTTAATAAATTAATTTATTAAAATCTAAAAATCAATCGTATTTTTCAACATGACCTTTTATAAATCCGGACTTTCCGCTACTTATTCTAATGTGTCCACCAAGTTTATCAATATTATATTTTGAATTTAATTTTATAATATTTTCTACCGATTCGTTAACTTCGGATTTTATATCTTCAAATGTTCTTGGATCGGTTAATTCTAAATTCTTAAAATCTTTATGATATTTCATGTATATACTTTTGTATTCTTTTGTAGTTTTATCATAATCCCATATTTGTAATTTTGAACTTATATCATCATATGTAGTTATCCATCTTGTTTCTTCACATGTTAAAAATAAGTGTTCTTCAGGTGAATTTATATATCTTATAAGGATAGTTACGTGATTATTATTAAAATGTGGAAAGCTGGGAATAATTTTCTTATATATTTTCCAAGCATTAGTAGATTTTGAGTTAAATATATATTTATCTAACTTGTATTTATTATTGAAATCTTTAATATCAGTTTCTTTAATAAATCTGATATTAGAAACTTCCCTGTAAATATTAGAATTTTTTAGATCGATAAGTGTTAGGATGTCTGAGTATTGTTGATCATTTATATCAAGTAAAAATGTATTTGTATATCTATCACTTCCTATATATTTTAGTAAATTTTTTGACGGAATTGTCCATCCAGTTTCTTCGAATATTTCTCGTGAGCAAGCATTTTTTAATTGAGATTCTTGTATTTGTTTTTTATAAGGATTAATTATAATTTTTATATAATCCTTATTAAGATTTTAAATATAGAATTAAAAATGAAAAATATTTTTAATTCCGAAAAATATAATTATTATGAATATGATAGAAGATATTGAGGAAATGGGTAATATTTCTACGATTTCCGAGAAATCGGATAAAAGAGGGGCTATTACCAAGTTTATTCCAGAGGATAATCCAATTCTTATGAATTTTGTTATAGATTTAGAGAAAAATGTTGAAGATACATTTAAGAGTAATTTTACAAGGCTAACAAGAAAATATTCTATTCTTCCTAGTAAGAGAAATATGAGTATGATGTATCAATATCTTGTAAAAAACGATATTATTGAGAAAAATAAACAATTTGAATCTTATATTGTAAAGAAACCATCAAAATCTTGGTCAGGTGTCATAGTTATTACCATAGTAATGCGACCAGACCAATTTAGTTGTCCCGAAAACTGTAGTTATTGTCCAAATCAAACAAAGAAAAATGGAGCATTAGTTGATATGCCTAGGAGTTATCTTGATTCAGAACCTGCTGTAAAAAGAGCAGTTCAACATAATTTTGATACAAGTGCTCAGTTTTTTTCTCGAGTGAAAACTCTTGAAGAGAATGGACATACAATAGATAAAGCAGAGATAATTCTTGAAGGAGGAACTTTCTCAAGTTATTCAAGAAAATATCAAGTAGAATTAATGAGAGATATTTATTATTCAGCAAATACTTATTTTGATGAAGGAGAAAAGAGAGATAGATTGTCTTTAGAAGAAGAAATCACCATTAATGAATCAGCAAAATTAAAGATTATTGGGATTACTATTGAAACAAGACCGGATCATATTAATAAGGGCGAGTTGAAAAGATTAAGAACTTATGGTGTTACAAGAATTCAGCTTGGAGTCCAATCTATTTATGACGATGTTCTTGACGGTGTTAATAGAAATCATAAAGTACAACATAGTATTAAAGCTATTAAGGACTGTAAGGATTGTGGTTTTAAAGTTGATATACATGTAATGCCTGATTTACCTGGAACTACATTTGAGAAGGATATGTATATGGTAGAACATATATTAACATCTCAAGATTTTATGGCAGATTATATTAAGTGGTATCCTTGTCTTGATGTAGATTTTACTGAAATAAGAGAATGGAAGAAATCTGGTAAGTGGGTTCCTTGGGCTGATTCTGATAATGGTGAGAAAATATTACAACTTGGGTTAAAGATTAAGGAATTTTCAAAGGAGTATATAAGATATAATCGTATTCAGAGAGATTTTCCTGAAGAACATGGTAATGTAGTTGGATATTCTTCTAGTAATATAAAATCTAACTTTAGGCAGATGCTTCAGAACGAGATGAAACGTAGAGGATTGGAATGTAAATGCATTAGGTGTAGAGAAGTAAAGGATCGTGTAACGGATAGTGAGTTAAAGAATGCTTGTATAAAGGTAGAATCGTATAAATCAAGCGGGGGTGTTGACTATTTTATTAGTTATAATAGTACTGATAATAAACTTTTGTATGGGTTTGTAAGATTAAGAGTTTTGTATGGGGAAAATAATTATTTTCCGGAGTTGACGGGGTGTGCATTGATTAGGGAGTTGCATGTATATGGATCTTTAAAAGCTGTATATGATAAGAGTAGTAAAAATACAGTTCAACATTATGGATTTGGAAAAAAATTGATTGAGAAAGCAGAAAATATAGCAAAGTCGTTTGGATACAAGAAAGTTGCTATTATATCTGGTGTAGGTGTTAGAAATTATTATAGAAATCTTGGGTATAGTTTACAAGGAAATGGCCAGTATATGATAAAAGAGTTGGTATATATCAATAAACGTTCTTATGAGATTTTAAATAATATCTTGTACAAATATACTGACAAAATATGTTCAGTTATTTATATAGTAAGTTTAATATATACTTTATATTTTATGATTATTGATAAGTATTAAGAATAAGTTTGTCGATATGTCTAAAGACCGACAAAGTCGATAATTTAATTTCTTAAAAATAAAATGAATTTTTAAGAAAAGATATGAAGATATAACATTATTATGTCTAAACGTAAACTTACTGAATTAGAGATTGATGATATTCTCAGTTTTATAGTTCCAAATAAAGGAATACCTATAGCATCAGCAATGTCTGAAGTAAATATTAATAAAAAAAAATTAAAAGCACAATTATTATCTCAAGAAATATATCCAAGCCAGATTACTAAATTAAAAGAAGTAATAGAAAAAATGTATCATAAATCAAGAGCAGAACCTGGAACTTCAGTAGGAATTTTATGCGCTCAGAGTATTGGCGAACGTCAAACACAGCTGACGCTTAACAGCGTTGATTGGACTGAAAATATTTTATATATAAAAGATAATAAAACTGTTGTTGAACCAATAGGCCAAATGATAGATATTCTATTAGAAAAAGAACCTGAAAAAATTACTCACATTCCAGAAAATAGAACAGAATATCTTCCACTTGATCCGGAGACTGGATACTACATACCTTCATGTGATGAAAATGGTGATGTTGATTGGTATAAAATAGAAGCTGTTACAAGACATTTACCCGTTGGTAAATTAGTCCAAGTTAAAACCAAATCTGGACGAAGTGTTATTGCTACACAGTCAAAATCTTTCCTTGTATGGGACGGAAAACAATTCCAATCAACTCTAGGATCCGACATTAAAGTTGGTGATATCGTTCCAGTCACTAAAGATTTACCAAGATTTAAAAATATTCAAACACATTTTGATATGGATTCCATCTTTCCGAAAGATAAATATCTTTATACAACAGAAATAATTAAAGCACGTGAATACAAACTTTCAGGTGAAAGGACGTGGTGGATGAATCATAATGGAACTGATTTTATATTACCTTATAATAGATCTGACACTTGTTTTGGAAAACGCAGTGAATATTTGATGAAATGTCCTCCTGGTCTTATATATATCCACACTTCCGGCTCATTTGTATCTCATATTCCAGATAAAATTCCACTTGATAACAATTTTGGATTTCTTGTTGGTATATATTTAGCAGAAGGATTAAGCACATTAACTTTTGTTGGTATTAGTAATCGAGATCCAATTATAAGAAAAAGGGTAACAGACTGGTGTGATCTTTATGGGATAACTTATCACACCGTTACAACTGAATCAAAAAATGTTGAAAGAGGAACCAGCGTAGATTTAAAATTACATTCGACACTTTTGGCTCGTATGTTTAAAATTATTTGCGAAACTGGCTCATCTAATAAATTTGTTCCACATTTTGCTTATACAGCTCCAAAAGAATTTATGAAAGGTTTAATTGATGGATATTTTAGCGGCGATGGATCTGTTAATAGATCAGACGGGTCTGTTGTGGCATCCTCAGTGTCAAAAACTCTTATTTTGGGTATATCATTCATTTTATCTTATTTTGATATTCACGGGAGAATATCAGGAAGACAACAAAAAAAGAATAACATTGGTAGTAAAAATATTAAATACGCATACATTTTAAGAATTAGTAATAAAAACGCTCAGCAATTTGCTAAAGAGATTACTTTAACAGAATCAAATAAACAAGACAGACTTACTAATATAACATTGGCTAGAACTTATCGTTATGATTATGGAAGATCACAAGAAAACTTTCCTATAAGAGATGTACATTTTGATAGCATATCTTCAGTTGATTTTGTTGATGGAACAACAGAATACGTTTATGATCTAACCGTAGAAACTACAAGAAATTTTCAACTGTTCAACGGGTTAAATTGTATGGACACTTTTCATCAAGCAGGATTGACTAACAAAGCAGTCGTTTCAGGAGTGCCCCGATTTTCGGAGTTGTTGAATGCGACAAGAAATCCAAAGAGTGTGAGTTGTTATGTGTATTTTAATAAGAGTAATTCAAGTATTACTGAATTGAGAAATCTTATAGGAAGTAGTATAGTAGAAATTACATTTGCAAATATAGCATTATCAATAGATCCGATAGAGAATAAATCAGATGAAATATGGTATGATGCGTATAAGATATTACATAATGATCGTTTCGCAACGCATCGGCACTGTATTTCTATAAAGTTAAATATGAAGCTTATATTTGAATATAAAATTAATATGCAAACGATAGTTGATAGGATAGAGACTGAATATGGTGATTTAATGTGTGTATATTCTCCGATGAATATAGGACAGTTTGATATATTTGTGGATGTTAATGATATAAAACTTCCAGAAGATCGTGTATTATATATTGATCATGAAAATGCTAAGATGATATATTTAGAGGAGGTAGTAATTCCATTGATTACTAATATGACTTTATGTGGGATTCGAGGAATTGATAATATATTTTATTTACAGGATTCAAAGAGTAAGGACAATTCTTGGATGATTGAAACAGAGGGAGGATCTTTGTTGAAACTTTTAGCACATCCTTATATTAATAAGGAACAGACATATACTAATGATATATGGAATATTTATGAGGTATTGGGGATAGAAGCGGCTGCTCAATTTTTGATTGAGGAATTTATGAATATTATGGAGGATATTAGCATAAAGCATGCACAACTTTTGGTTGAATGGATGACGTTTAACGGTAGTATAAATTCAATTTCACGGTATGCAATGAGAACAGAAGATGTAGGTCCTATTTCAAGATCTTCTTTTGAGGAATCTTTTGATAACTTTATTAAAGCTGGTGTTTATGGCCTTGAAGAAAGTACAAAAGGTGTATCGGCGTCAATTATTTGTGGAAAACTTGCTGGAATGGGTACAGGATTGTGTAAACTTAAAATGGATATAACTAAGTTACCAAAAGCACCTTCTTTATTTAAAACGGATCATATCGTCGAAAAGACATACGAGAATAAATCTGAGAGTAAATATGAGAATAAATCTGAGAGTAAATCCGAGAGTAAATCCGAGAGTAAATCAAAAAAGTTTGAAATGCCAAAGAAAAAAGAATTTATTAAAATATAGGTTTAAAGAATTATAGATTTAGTATTAGAATGCACACAGCAATTTTTATATGATACAAATAAATGCATTCTGTAAAAAAGATTTTAAATTATAATATTCAAAATCTAAACAAATAGCTTCAGTAAATAAAAATATGTCATTTACTGAAGTAAAAAATTCTGATATTATAGGAAGTGATTGTTGTCGTTTTCCTAATAAATCAGTTGAAGAATTAAAAGAAATATGTAATTCTATTCAAGAGGCAGTTGGATTTAATGATCTTGGGTTTATAAAAACATCTGCTGGTTGTTTAACATCTGTTCAAAATGTAAATTTTTATGTTAATGAAGAAAAATATAAGAAACATCTTGATAGAAAAATCAAAATTGCCCAAAATATTATAAAAAGAGATATAACTTTTGTAAGTACAACTTGTAAAAGATTAAATCTGTTTATAAAGACTATGGATTCATTCTTACATTTTTGCCAAGATATTCATATAATTGATAATTGGTTATGCATTGATGATAATTCTTCCGAGTCTGATATAAGAATTATGAAAGAAAAGTATCCATTTTTTGAGTTTATTCTTAAAACTCCAGATCAAAGAGGTCATGCAAAAAGTCTTAATATAATGTTAAATCAAGTAAAAACTAGACATATTCTTTTATTAGAAGACGATTGGTTATCTTCGAAAACATTTTATATAGAACCTTATATTGATTTTTTAAAAGAAAATTCTTATGATCAAATCTTGTTTAAAACATTTTTGGACAAGTTTCATCCACAAATAAAAATTATTAATAATACATCTGTATTTGAATATAAATATTCTCCATTTCATCCAGGTAAAAATAAGCTTGAAAAAAACTATAGAAATAGTTATGACATATATGAAGAAGAATTTGAAGTATATAAAAAATATCCAGATCCAAGAGAGAAAGGTTTTTATTATCCAGGATTTAGTTTAAATCCTGGAATATTCGTGTTAGATAAAATAAGAGAAAATAACTTTACTTTTAAAGAAGATAAATCGTATAATGATTCAACAGAATTATATTTTTCATTTCAATGTTTAGATAAAAATATGAAAATTGCATTTTCACATATTGATATTCATCATATAGGTCATGGAAACAGTGCATATGTACTTAATGATACGAAACGTTCTTATGATTATGTATAAATTATGTATAAATTATTTATTATAAAAATATTTTTTATAATAAAACTAATGGGTAAAAAGTTGTCTAAGAGAAAATCTAAGAGAAAAATCTCTAAAACAAAATCTAAAGAAGATTATTTAAATAAAATAATAGTTGTAAATGATAATGATTATGTTATAGAAAAGAAAATGGGTTCTGGATCATATGGTTCTGTCTTTTTGGTAAATAGAAATAAGAAAAAATATGTTATAAAAATTATAATATTAAGACCGCATGAATATAATAAAGAAAATGTAGAGAAAAATATATTAAAACACCTACAAAATAACTGTAGTAAGTATTTTTTATGTATAGTTGATTCTGATATGAAAGATAATACGGTATATATTGTTACAAAGTATATACCTGGTTATATAGAACTTGGAGATTTATTAAAAAATTACAAAATTAATATTGATTATAAGATTAAAATAGCTCAAGATTTATTAAAAGGATTAAAAGATATGCATAATATTGGTATAATTCATAGAGATATAAAACTAGCTAATATATTAGTAAAACTTCCATATCATAAAATACAAGATGGATCATATATCAAATATATAGATTATGGTTTTAGCTGTTTAAGCCCTGATGAAAATATAAATAATATTTTTACAGAAAGCTGTTATAACAGAACAGTTGGAACTCTTGAATATTTTTCACCAGAATTAGCAGAAAATTGGTTATATTTGACTGATAAACATGATAAATTTACCTTTAGAAAATTACACTTTGATGAATGGAAAAAATGTGATTTATGGGCGTTAGGTATATTATTGTATATGTTATTTATTATGAAATCTCCTTATAAATTGCAAAATATGAATGATGACCAAATATTACAGCAGATATTAACTACAACAATATTTGAAACTCCAATGCCGTTTTTATATGTTAATAAGTTTGTTAAATTAGCTAAACCTATTAGAAATATAATTAATAATTTATTACAAATAAAACCAAAAGATAGAAATATAGAAATATAGTTTAAAAATAAATACTTTATTTTTAAATGATCGATTATAATACACCCTATTGTATAGATGGGTGTTTTTCATGTGAAACATATAAAGAACATATTGATATGAAATTAAAAGAAGACTTATTATCAACAAATGATATATTACGTAATATGAAAAGTGATTTAAAAAAACATATTATGTCTAATACATCTAATCATACTATAAACTGTATGCTTAGATCTATGTCAAATTTAAATAGGGTAGAAACCGGTATAAAATTAAAGTCAAACTTATAAAATATAATTTTTATTCAAATATTGATGTATCTATATTAAAAGCATAAAAATATAAGAATGATCTCATTCTTATTTTATAGTCAATTAATTTTTTATCAAAAACTTTAAAATCTTTTAGCCACTTTATAACAGTTTCTCCTTTTATTATATATAGTTTTTCTATATTTAATTTTGGCTTACATATCATTATTTCTCCATTTAATCTATTAATTTTATCTGAAAAATAGCCATCCATATGTAAATAATTACACAAAAAATAAGAAAAAATATAGTCCTGAAACATCATAGAATTTCTATTTAATATTCCATCTTTTATTGGGAATATTAATTCAACTACTTTTTTAACAACAGGATAATCATGTTTTAATCTTTCAATGTTATCTTTATTTATGAAAAGTAGATTAAGAGGTTCGGTTGTAGTGTATCTATATATTTCACATCTAAAATTACTTCTAGGATTATCTTCTTTAATACCATATAATCTTAAAGAATATCTTACTGCTTCGTTTATATTTGGTGTAAGCCAAATAATACCTGTTTTATTTTCCTTTGTATAATTTCCTTTTATAGGTTTATTTTTAAAAACTCCTCTATATAATAATGTATTTTCAGGTAAAGTATATACCATATTTTTATAAGAGTCTACATTAAATTGTTCAAATGATATTTTATCAAGTATTTTTGATTTATATAAATTGTCAAGACGTAATATTAAATTTAAATCATCATATTCATTTATATCTGTTTTCTCGTTTTCCCATGATATTATCTCTTTAAATTCCGGAGTTTGTTTTAAATAGTCTCTTGATTTTAAAAATATCGATGGATTATCACATTTTAATTTAAACTCAGTTATTTCCTTGTCGTAACTTTCATCTGGTATTGGTTTGACCGGTTCTAATTGAAGTATACAATCTCGTTGTGTATTATAAAAAATATCTAATATACCAGTTTTAGGTTCTAATAATCGTTCTCTCATTTTATCATCGTTAAAAAGGTTTAGTAAAAATATAGAATTTTCTATAGGATTTTTACTAATTTTTTCAACAATTTTTTTATTTGATAATTTCTCTAAATTCATATTTTTAATTATAAAAATGATTATATTTTTTTAGATTATAAAATACATAAATATGGAAAATAGTATTGATTTAATTATTGGACCAATGTATTCGGCAAAGACAACAGAACTAATTAGACGGTTAACTATATATGCTAATCTGGGTTTAAAAGTATTATATATAAACTCTGGTTTTGATGATCGTCAAACTAAAGATGGAGAGTTTTTTTCTACACATAATCCTACATTACAATTTACAAGTCTGGATGATGCTAAAATAGCATCTGTAAAGACACAGCGACTTGGAGATATATTTTCAAACGCATGTTTGTTTGATATTATAGGTATCGACGAAGCTCAATTATTTGTTGATTTGAAAAGCTTTACACTTTGTTTGGTAGAAAGATATAATAAGAAAGTTATTATTGCAGGACTTAATGGAGATTTTAAAAGAGAACCTTTCGGGGATATATTAAATATGATACCATTCTGTGATAATATTACCAAACTTAACCCATATTGTCAATTGTGTAGCCAAAAATTCCCAAAGGTATTAAAACAGGCTCCTTTTACTAAGAGATTATCATCATCTTTAGAAACAATTGTTATAGGAGGAAAGGGAACGTATATTCCTGTATGCAGGGATTGTTTCTTAAATTAATAATTTAAGGATTAGAAAAATAATTAAAAATAATTATTTTTTCTTCTGGTATATAATAAATAAAATGTTAAACAACAAATTCTTTATCACTATTGTTTGTTTATTACTTACAGTTTTTGCATTTGTAAATGCGAATAGTAACCCAACTAAAGAAGGTTTTTTGACAGGGTTTTCAATGGGAAAAACTTTTAATAGAATATCTACAACTGGAACTAATACAAGACCAGCACAATCTGTAATGAATCAAACTGCAGCCTCTTTATCTTCAGCACAAGCGAGAGCCAATCTTGCTCAACAAGCATCTACTACATATGGAGTTAGAAAGGGAGATATGTATCAAGTTCCACCAAGTTTCCAAGCATCATTATCTCCTCGTATGTATGCTGGAAGCTACGGAGCTAATATTAATTATGATATTCCTTCAATGAAAAACTTAGCTGTTCCTGCTGATCCTCTTACATTTGCAAACATGTCTAGAGAAAATTTCCAAGGTTGCAAAGCTGGTGTTGGTAGAGGAAATGGTTCTCTTGCTTCAACAAAGACAATTCCTCCTCCCGGATATACAGCATCTAACTATTCCGATCTTCAAAACGCTTTATCTGGACAAACAGCAACATCTGAACTTCCAGTAGGAAATATGGAAACAGTAAATGCACAGGGTTTAGCAGACCAAGTATTTACAGTAAATACTTTAATGTTTTCTCCACAAAAAACAAGATTACGCCAACAGTCTGACTATATTAGAGGAGATTTACCCATTGTACCAGATTCGTGTAAAACAAAATGGTTCAATGTTTCTGTAAATCCTGCATTGGATCTTAATATTGGTGCAATGAATATAATGGCAGGACGTAATGAGGCGACAACATTATTCAATGAAACAGTTACAGCTCTCAATGGTGGATTATCAAATGATGTTTATGCGAGTGTTAACATGGCTTCCCAAAAGGATACAGCAACTCTTGGGGCTTCTAGAGGAATTAGCGTCACAGCGTTCCCTTAAACAACGTATTCTTCATTAATTTGATGTAATTTATTAATATCATTCATCGTTAATGATTTTTTTGATTTTATTAATATTGCTTTATTAATAACATCTTGAGTTTTAGTTTCTATTTCTGCTTTTATAATATCATAAATTTTTATCTTATCTTTCGGTTTTAAAATAATCCCACAATCTTTTAATAAATTTTCCATAATATTATCTGGAATATCCATATTTATAAAAATAAATTATTTTTATAAATGCCAAATCTTTTTGAAAATCATATACAACGAGTTTTTAAAAATGTCTTAAATCAAACATATACAAGTATTCCTATATATGGAAATAGTATCGTATCTTTTACTAAAACACAACTAAGTAATGCTCTCAACATTATCTGTCTAAAAATAATAAAAATAAGCATAGAATTATCTAAATACAAGTTAAGAAAAAAAATTAATGAAGATGACATTACTAATGCAGTATCTCTTGTATTTCCAGGCGAATTATTAAAGAATTTTATTAGATTTAATGTAAATATAAATTCTTCTAAATATTTTATATTTCCACTAAACTCGATGAAAAAAATAATAAAATTTAACACAGATGATATGATTTTGTCTAAAAAATGTCCAAATATATTATCCGTAGCTTTAGAATACATTTGTGCTGAAATATTAACTATATCAATAGTTGAAGCTCATTTTGGTAAAAAAGCAAGAATAAATACACTTCATTTGGAATCAGCAATAAGAAAAGATAAAGAAATAGGTAGCATCTTTAAAAATATAACTTTTAGTACTAATTCATTTACAATTCCCAAAGAAATATTTAAACAATTTATAAATAAAATGTATACAGACTTCAACATATCTAAAAATGTATTATTAAATATCCAGTCTTATATTGAACAGTATATAAAAAATATAATAAAATCAGCAAAATTACTTTATACACACTCAGGTCGTGATTTTCTAAAAGCGAGAGACTTGAATTTTGTCTTAAAAAATATTATGTGCAAAGAACATAATGAAAACTCTTTAATTATAATCTAAAAATATATAATTATTATAAAAAATGGCAGAATCTAAATATGCTACTCTAATGGAAACAAACGAATCTGAAATGGAAAGCTGGTATTACTTTATTAAATATGACGGCAATGAAGAAAATTTGAAAAATCTTCAAACTCAACTTGAAAAAGTAAAATTTAAGACTATAGATGAATTAAGTGCTTTTGATTTAGAACTTCAATATCTAGTCTCAGCACAAACAGCAAAAGATATGACAAAAATTGATATGAATGCTTTTTCTTTTCACAGAAAGTTTGACGGAAAACTTAAAGCAATTGATTTTGCATTTACAGATACTGATAAAAACATTAAAAAAATTAAGAAATGTAATGATGTATTAGGATATGGTTCAATAGACGAATTCATATCAGATGAAGATATAGATCCAGAAGATCTTAGAAATCCAGATGATGAATCTACAGAATCGGATTCCGACGAAGAGTCAGACGAAGAGTCAGACGAAGAGTCAGACGAAGAGTCAGACGAAGAGTCAGACGAAGAGTCAGATGAAGAGTCAGATGAAGAGTCGGATGAAGAGTCAGATGAAGAGTCTAAACAAGAATTAAAAAAAATAGGGAACATTCCGGAAGCTTTAATTAAATCTGAACTACCAAAATGGGCTAAAGCGAGAAAGAAGAAGACAAGTACAAGTACAAGTTTAAAGAAAGAAGACAACTAAGAGTTTAAAGAAAATTTACATAATACTTGGTAATTTTACAGGAATTCCACCAAACTCTCCAATATCCCATTCTTGATCACCGACACTCATTACTATATTAAACCCTGAATCACGTGCGTGTTTTCTTGCACTTGTTTTATAAAAATAAGGATCTTCTGAATATATAGGTCTAAAATATATTGAATAAAAACCTTTTATTTTACATGTATTTAATAGACCCATTGTTTCTTTTACTACAAAATCAACACCTCCTCTTGCAGTAATTATAATAGGTTTTACGCCTAATTTTTTTGCAGTATTATATAAATCTACAATAGGTTCTATACAATCTCCAATAAATAAACCATAACTATTATTTGTAGCACATATTAATGTGTCATCTATGTCAAATATTATAGCAGGATTCTTAATATTTTTTAAATTTAATTTATATAACATTTCTTTTGATTTTTCAGAAATTTTTTTTACATGTTGCAAGTAATTCATATATTAAACTTCTATTTATTATATTTAATTTTAAAATAAAATTAAAATTTATAACCATTTTTCATTAATTCATTTATAATATATTCCTCTATATCTTTCACCTTCACTGTATATGGTACTTCTATCAACAATATCCCTTCATTCTTACAAAACTGACTCTTTAAAACATCTCTATACTTTTGATTCATAAATGCCTCATGATTTTTATGAAAATATGGTATGTACTTATAGTGTTGAGCTCCATTATACTCAACACCTAATTTTAAATCACTATTATAACAATCTATCTCTAGATTTATATTATTATTTCCAAAAGATGTCACAGGATTTCTCAAAAAATCTGGTCGTATTTTATTAAATGGACGCCTAAATATTTTTTCCAATACTCTTCTACACTCTGTTTCTCCTGATGAATCTTTCCTTTCCTTTTTAGAATGATTCACATTAGTATCAAAACTTCTATAATAACTTGTAGACCACGTCCCTCTTTCTCGTTTACACCATCTTATAAGTGCGTATATTATTAAGAATAAAATACATGAACATAATACTATCTCAAATGCATAAGAATTCCATAGTTCTTTTATTTTTTCTATTATATCCATTTATTATATATACAGTTTTACATATTTTAATTTCATTTTTATAAAAATGAAATTAACTTATAAAAAATTATAAAAAAATAAATGGATATTCAAATTATACCAGAAAATGATGGCGGATATTCAATTATTATTTATATAGAAGACTTTTTAGAAAAAAATACATATAAAACTTATCTAGATCATATTAATACAATTAATGACTGGAAATCAGGCGACAGAGATGGACATGTTATTAATAGATTACAAAAATGGTATCACATAGACAAACAACCATTTTCACAAAACTGGAGATATGAATGGCCAAGATGGTCCCCTCATACATACGATGAATGGATTTATAACATTCAAAACAATGTCCAAACAAAAATACAAGATATCAAACAAAATCTAAGCGATCATCATAAACAATATTTAAATAACACATTCAACAGCGCTTTATTTAATTACTATAGAAACGGTGAAGATGCTATTGGAAGACATAGAGATGATATTTTAGTTTTAGGTGAAAATAACACAATAGCATGTGTTTCTTTTGGAACACCAAGATTATTTGAGATAAAAAGAGTTATTTATAACCCAGATAATTTAAAAAGTCTTAAACTGAATAACATACAACAACACATGAATAAGGATATAATACTCAAACCTAATTCTTTATTAATAATGAGTGGTTCTTTTCAAAAGTATTTTTCGCATGAAATACCAAAATCTACAGAATTTACAGGGCAAAGACAAAGTATAACACTAAGACATGTATAATTTCAAATTATGTAAATCTATAGGATTATTACGAGCATTTACTGCTTTTGTACATGCAAGTTTTCCTATATCTACTAATTCTGGCATTTTATTCTTCAAAAATAAACATATTATACTAATTAAATTCCACCTCGAATAATCATAAAATTCATTATTAACAAGGGTTGATTCTAATTCATTTGGCTTTTCTAAATAAAACGCCCTCTTTACATAAGGTGCTGCTCTTTCAAAACAATTATTATCGATACTTGTTTTAAACATATACACAAATGCGTCTATAGGTGGACTTGGGTGTGCTATAGCCATTTCTAAATACTTGTATATAATATCAACTGATTTTTTACACATCATCCCACAAAATCCTATTCTAACAAGTGTAAATTTTTCATCTATATTAGATAATATATCATCTTTTGTCTCTAATGATAATAAATTATATCTAAAACCATTTTCAAAATCCTGCTTGCACATATAACTTTGAGCCAAAAAATAATAATTTCTCTTTGAAACTTTTGCTTTTAATAATTTCTCTATATCAGAATCATATCTTGTTATACTCGAGCCTCCATTTTTAACTCTATCCTGATAAAGATTAAATAAGTTTGATAAATTTAAATTCAAATCAACATTTAAAAATTTCTCATGAACTGGATAACTCAAATCATACCTGCAGTTACTATTATTTCTTATAAATCTTAAATCGTTATGTTCTGATATCTGATTAGATCTCTCTAACCATACTTGTTTAACAACACCAAATTTTATATTTTTCGGTATTTTTTCTATTATATCTAATAAACTCTTCTTTGATTTATCACATCTAAATTCATCCCCAGCATCCATCAACAATAAAAATTTAACTCGAACTTTCTCTGCAAATTCTATAGCTTCATTTCTACTCTCTGGAAACGATATAAAGTTACCCTGTTTTAAATGCAAAACAAAGTTATTGTCATTACAAACCTTCTTTATTATATTTATAGTATTATCTGTACTACCAGTATCAAAAACTATCACATTCTTTATATATTTTGATATAGATTCTATAGATTTTTGTATACTATTTTCCTCATTTTTTACCATAAACAAAACTCCCAATAAATTATCACTCATTTATTATTTAATACTCCATATTTAAATTATATTTTATAATTTAAATTAAATCATTTAGGATCACCAAATCAGGCTTCCTCTTCATAATCAAGATTAGCAGTCAAATCAGGGATATCAGCACAAATCTCGCTCTGTAGATCATCAGAATCATAATCAACAATACCATTACAACCGATGTAAATCAAATTTTTCTCAAGTATTTGATAAAAAAGCTCATACCTAAGAATACAAAATACTTTATTGCCATATAATTTAATATCATCTTTCAAAATCATACGATGCTCATTCGTAAAAAGGAATGAACTAGTATACAAAAAAGGACTCAACTTCTCTCGCAACTCGAGAGGAGTCATCCCATCTTCATAATGTCTAACTAACTTGTGATAATAATGATTATTTTCACCAGTCTTGCTGTTATTAAAAACAAATACAATTCTTCCCATATTATACTAAAAATAATATTTTTAAAATTAAAAATCGTTTTTATTTTTTAATAAACAAATGCAGTAGAATATATTTTTTGATGAACTGTATCACAATTACTTAATTTGTATTCACATATACTTTTATCAGGATCTATATAGGTCATACCTATATACAATGGAATACAAAAATCAATCATTTTTTTTGTCTTAAAAACTATAGATGTATATAATACATTACATTTTTCATTGATTGAAAGTTCATTTTCAACTACAATAATCTTTCCATCAATAGTTTTGACATAAATAGTAGGCATATTTCTAATATAATAGACTTTATTTTAGAAATTCAATTTTAAAAATAAAAATATAGATTATAAATAAAGTAAATATGAAGATTATAAATCTTTTCCTTAACTCTATAATATTTATGATGTCATTTACATCAGTTTTCTCTGAACCTAGAGCGGACTTTTCAAATTTTATTACAAAATACAACAAAAACTACGACTCTATTGAATACGAACATAGATTTAACGTATTTAATCACAATTTAGAACTAATCAACACCCACAATACCCAAAATCACTCTTGGAAAATGGAAGTAAATAATTTTGCTGATATATCTATTGATGAATTCGATGGGTTATACAAAACATACAAATCACGTAAATCTGACGATAATATTCCCAGAATAAATTTTACATACTCTTTAGAATCTCTTCCTGATAATTTTGACTGGACCGCTTTAGGCGCCGTAACACCAGTAAAAAATCAACAGCAATGCGGAAGTTGCTGGGCTTTTTCTACTACAGGTTCTACAGAAGGCGCTTGGTTTCTTAAAAATCATAAACTATTATCTCTTTCTGAACAACAACTGGTAGATTGCTCAAAACCTCAAGGGAATGAAGGTTGTTCTGGTGGTTTAATGGACCAAGGTTTTAAATATATCGAACAAAATGGAATATGTTTAGAGAATGATTATCCTTACACTGCAGCAGATGGAACATGTAAAAAGAGTTGTAAAAGTGTAGTTAAAATATCCTCATTTGTAGATGTTCCAGAAAATAATGAAATAGCATTACAAAATGCCCTTCATTTAACTCCTGTGTCCGTAGCTGTAGAAGCAGATCAATGGCAATTTTACTCTTCTGGTGTGTTAACTACAACTTGTGGAACAAACTTAGATCATGGAGTATTATTAGTTGGATGGGGCGTAGATAGTAATAATGTAGCGTTCTGGAAAGTAAAAAATTCTTGGGGAACTGAATGGGGAGATGAAGGATATATATTACTTCAACGCGGAGTATCTTCGTCTGGACAATGCGGTATTGCCATGCAACCAAGTTATCCAGTAGTTTAAAAATATTATTAGAAATATTTCTAATAATATTTAATTATTCTTTGTAATCATATTACTATTTTACTTAACAAGCTTCCAACCAAATACACCATTTGCATTTTCTACAGATTTGTAAGATAATCCATCATTTCCTTTCATAACTTTTCCTTGGCAACCAGCTGCATTTGCCGGGAATGGAGGAGATGGTCTGGATCTATATTTTTTACGCTCCGACTCATTTTTACCATACATAGCCAAATTTATACATTCAGCTTTAGATTTACGTGGCTTACGGGATGTCTTCTTTGACTTACGTGATGTCTTCTTTGACTTACGTGACACCTTTCGTGATGTTTTGCGTGATTTACGGGACGCCTTACGTGATGTTTTGCGTGATTTGCGGGACGCCTTACGTGATGTTTTGCGTGATTTACGGGACGCCTTTCTTGATTTACGGGACGCCTTCTTTGACTTACGAGACGCCTTCTTTGACTTACGAGACGCCTTTCTTGATTTACGGGACGCCTTCTTTGACTTACGAGACGCCTTACGAGACGCCTTCTTTGACTTACGAGACGCCTTTCTTGATTTACGGGACGCCTTCTTTGACTTACGAGACGCCTTACGTGACGCCTTCTTTGACTTACGAGACGCCTTACGTGACGCCTTCTTGGACTTACGGGACGCTTTACGTGACGCCTTAGTCTTAAATGCGAATGAAGATTCGCATCCACATGATGACATTTTTATTTAATTAAATAGATTTTTTATTTTTTTTAATAAATGAGTATTAAAAAAAATAATTACGTTTCTAATAAAAATCTTTATGAAAAAATAAAAAAAATTGCAAAAACTAAATTCAAAAAATGGCCATCTGCTTATGCAAGTAGTTGGTTAGTAAAAGAATATAAAAGACAAGGTGGAAAATATACGTCTAAAAAATCAGAGAAATCTGGTTTATCAAGATGGCATGCCGAAGAATGGATTGATGTATGTAAACTTCCAAAGATAGTACCATGTGGTAGAGAAAATTTGAAAAGAACAACTTGGAAGAAAAAATATCCATATTGTCGGCCAAAAAAGCGTATAACATCAAAAACTCCTAAAACAGTTAAAGAATTATCTAAATATGAAATCAAAAAAAGATGCTCTATCAAGAGAAAATCTCCAATGAAAAGATTATTAATGAAATCTAAGAGAAAATCTAGAAAACTTTCTTATAGAAGAAAGTCTTTAAAATCTAAGAGGAAATCTAAGAGGAAATCTAAGAGGAAATCTAATAAGAAATCGCAACATTAAATGTGTTTTTATCAAAAATTTTATTTCTAATTTCTATTTGGTCTTCAAGATCTTTAAAAACCGAGTCATAATTTGGTAGTGTTATATTAATTTCATTTTTGTATGTTATAACAGACTTATAGTTATAATATTTGTTCATTTCAATAGGCATTATTAATGTGCATAAACAATTTAATGCAAGTGGAATAGAACCAGAAATTTTATCCACAATTTTATTAGCAATATCAGTAATAAATATATAATCAGATTCTTTTAGTATTTGTATTAGATCTATTGTTGATATACTATTATAAAATTTAAAGTTTTTATATAGCTTAAAACTTACATCTAAAAATGTATCTAAATTTCTATCTATAAAAATATAATTATAGTCCTCAAAATTTTTAATCATATTTATATGTTTTTTGGTAAAATATCGTGCATTATTTCCAATAATTACTATATTTTTAGTTGAAATTCTCCTTTTTGTCTCTACATCTATTATTTTATATACCTGTGAACAATAATCTAAATATGGTCTATCTACGAAATATCTAACACCAATATGTGTATTTATTTGAGGTCTTCTATTTATATTAGCATGATCTATACATATGACTTTATTATTTATCCAAGAATTTTTAAACACAAAATCATCGTCTGTTAATAATAATATTTTACTATATTGATTGTTAGGTTGATATGCTGATAATTTTTTTAAAGTAAAAGATTTGGTTGGAAATGTTAATAAATAAAATTTTAACCATTCCATATTATTGGTAGTTTCAGTATAAATATCTAATTCAATATTTTTATAAAGGCAGTAATCTATAACATAACCAAACATCTCATAATGAAATGGAAATCCGTTAAAAATAGCTATTTTATTAGGTTTTAATATTTTAGAAGATCTAACCCAACAAATAAAATTTTCTAGTCTCTTTATCTCATTATTATAAATTATTTCTATTTCTTTGTTACCATTTTTATTCTGGAATAGTATATTGTTAGTTGAAATATCTTTAACATATTCTGTAGTTTCTTCAAACTTTAAAAAATAAACATTATCGCATTTACCTTCTTTACCTATAAATGAATTATATTCAGGTAAATTTAGATATGTATTCATAGCTCTTCCCAAAACACCAGGACCTCTAAAATTTAACTTTGAATCTGGAATTATATTATTATCTATCTGATAAATTATAATATCTATGCAATATTTTAATATTTTAGACTTAGGAACTGAAGCTATGAATCCATTTGATAAATTGTGCGTTCCTTCCATTACATTTCTATTAAAATCAATTGGACATATAAAATCTATTCCTTTATGTAAAAAATCATCTAGATTACCAATACATATTGTATCAACATCTATATATACACCACCATTTATGTAAAGAACACAATATCTCCACAAGTCAGCTTTATAAGCGCCAGGTAAAATTCTACAATAAACATCATATATTTTTTTACTAAAATTATTTTTTATGAAATTTTGTCTATCTTTTGCGTCATATAAAAGGTATTTATATGTTGGATTTTTTTCTTTCCAAGTATTTATCAAGTTTCTCATTTCTATACCTATTTTTTCTTCAGAAACCTCCCATGTTTGAAAAATGTTTTTTGGTATATTACTCATTTTTAGATTTTTATATTATATTCTTTAGAATATAATATAAAAATCTAAATCAATCTAAAAAGTATGTGAAAAGTTCCAGCCAAGTTCTGCAAAAAGACCAATACATATATCGTCATGAAAAGATTTTCTATCAATTGTCTTTAGAATATTAAAGTCTTCTTTTTTACAGGGAAATTTATGTCGATTAAGAAATTGGTATAATACATATTGAGTATTAATGAAATTTTTTCTATCAATTTTTCTATCACATTTGTATCTTTTATCATAAAGATCAGTTAATGTATCAAAATCATCTAACAATTTATCTTCGATATGAGACAAATCTGGAGGCTTTATTCCGGTCAAATTATAATGTATAAGATTCACATTTTCATAATGCTTTGTGTATTGCAATTCTTTTAAAAACATTAATACATTATCTTTTGTTATTTTTGAGAATCTTTCTTGGCCTAGTCCATCTTGTAGTAAGTGATGTCTTTCAAATTCTCTTGTTAAATCTTCATATACTTTTTTATCAATTGTGCTATTTTGTTTTCCTTGATATTGATTAATACAATCTCTAAAATGAACTTTTCTATCATATGTGTATTTTGCTGATATATTAACACGTTCTGTATCTTTATAACTCATTGTATATAAAAATAAGTCTATTTGATTTCCACATTCAACGCATACGTATATATAATTATCTACAATATCAAAGTGTTTTTTATTACCACAATTAGTACATTCTAATTTTATTTGAGAATTAGATGATATAATATTTTTGCATATTAAGCTATATTTATTTGCTATTTCTAAGTATTTTTGAGTAATTTCGGTTTTTTTATCGGATTCATCGGGATCTATTTTTTTGCCCATAAAATTAAGTTTAATTGGAGTTTTTAATATATTTTTGTATTCTTCTAAAAAAGAAGCTGTTTCTGCAATATAAAATGATTCAGTTGTTCTGTTTTTTAAATCTTTTATTTTTCCAGATAAGTTTTCATGCGATTCTAATAAATTATCTTTTATTCGTTTTGATAAATTATCTAAAATAAGAATCTTATTTATATTATTTAATTTTTGTATATATTCTTGTAATTTCTCATTTTCTTCTCTAAAATTACTCTTAATCTCTTCATCTATACTTATAATGTTTTGTTCATTAGCACTTTTTTGAATATGTTTTGACATATTTTTATTATAGTATTTAAAACTTTCTTTTAAATGTCTAAAAAAATAAGAAAAAAAAAAATTTATTTATCTTGCTTTATATAAAATAAAATGTCATCTTCTATTTGCACATCTAATGTTACATCCGGTTTTATCGATTTAGCGACATTCGACGAAATTGAGAAGTATATGTACGGCGGTCCAGACGCAACTGCCTACTTTGTCCGCGAGACACGCAAGGCCACATGGTTCACCCAAGTTCCAGTATGCCTTTCACGTGCCAGTGGATCCCCCGAATTCGGCCAAGAATGCTCGTTCAGTATATCCCGTGCCGGTGATTACTTACTTGAAACATGGCTCCGCCTCCAAACACCCGTGATTACAGCTGCTACTTTTGTAACTACAACTGGAAATGGTACCATCGCTTGGACACCTAACTTTATGCACAATCTTATTAAGGAATGCGCTATCACATTCAATGATTTAGTTGCTGCTCGTTTTGACAACTACCATCTTGATTTCTGGTCTGCTTTCACAGTTCCAGCTGGAAAGCGAAATGGATACAACAATATGATTGGATCATTCCCAGATATGACTAACTTTTCACAATCAAAGCCATCATTCACACTCAACTTACCACTCCCCTTATTCTATACACGTGACAGTGGAGTTGCTCTTCCAACAGCTGCTCTCCCATACAACGACATGCGTATTCAATTCAGCTTCCGTGACTGGACTGAGTTATTACTCACAACAAATGGAACAATTATTAGCAACGCAACTACAACCACCCTTGCTTCTGGATACAACATGGGTCTTGGAAGCAAGACAAATGTTTGGGCCAACTACGCAATTGTTTCCAACGATGAGCGTAAACGCATGGCTTGCGCCCCAAGAGATATTCTCATTGAACAAGTACAAACTGCCCCAAGATCAACATTAAAGACAGACTCATCAGCTGGCGCCCAACAAGTTGATATCCGTTTCTCACATGCTATCAAAGTATTATTCTTCTCTGCTCGCAACAAGGCGATTACAAATTACTGGTCAAATTACACAACCACTACACCATCTGTTAGCTGGACTGCACCAACTGGTACTGTACCTGCTGTTGGAATAATTGTTGAATTCAATACTAACGGCGATCAACCACTTGACCCAATCAAGTCTACATCTCTTATCTACGAGAATACACAACGTCTTAACGACATGGGATCTGATTACTACTCTTTAGTCAACCCATACTACCACGCTCCCGTAATCCCTGATGTAACTGGATTCCACATGTACTCATACTCATTGGACTTCATCTGCTTAGATCCTATGGGATCAACCAATTACGGCAAGCTTACAAACGTGTCAATCAACCCTACACCATCACAGGCAGCTGTTGAGGCTACATACCCAGTAGGACAAGGCGAAGTAGTAACACCTTTCGAGTTCATTGTTACAGCGGTTAATAACAACATTATCCGCATCAGCGGAGGCGCATTGGGCTTCCCAGTTCTCTGAAAATTTGGCTTATTTGTATATACTCTTATACTCTATTTTTTATACCTTTGAATAGTATAAAAAATTCTAATTATTTTTTAAAAGTTTCATTTTTAGTTCCATATTTTCCAGTCTTAAGTTAATGTTTTCTCGTTCTAATAATTCTAACTGAAACTTTAGATCATTCTCTTTTAATAAATTTCTAATCGTATCTATAAAATTTTGGAGAGTATCTTTTGGTTTAAAAATTTCAAGCTGTTTATTAAACACAACGCGATAAAATGATAGTAATTCATGTAATCTCTTTTCTATAGTTCTACTAGATATTTTAAATATTTTAAATATTTTTATCATTCTAAACATTTCAAATTCACTTTCACAAGATTCGTGTTTACTTATCCTATTCTCAATTCTACCATCTGAATAGCCAATTTTTACTAAACCATTTCCAATATAAGCAAGATACAAACAGATTACATTTGTATATAAAGATATATCTAATTTCATCTCTAAAATTTCAGCTTCTATATCAATTTCTGATAGATTAATTATTTTCTTAACAGGTCTCTGTAGCTTGACTTCACCTGTTATAATTAATTCTCTTATATATCTACTAACTTGTAAAGCAAATGATGGTGATATCCACTGTGCTAATTGAACTGCTAAGTCAGGATGAATCCAAGATCCTCTTTCTTCATTTATTCCAGTCATTTTTGTGTCAATTAATAGGTCTGCCGGGATCCCGGCAGACCTATTTAACTCATTTATTAGATCTTTAGTTGATTCAAGACTATTCCAATGATTAAATCTTTTCTTTCCAGCTTTACATAATTGTGTTGCATTGACATACCCATCTTTTCTAAAAGGAACTATAAATTTTGACCCATCTTTTAATACAAGATCGTATGATATATCTTTATTTTTTGACACAACTTTATCATCAACTTTATGATCTTTAATTAGTTGTATAAGTCGAGTTTTAGTAATCTTTTTATTATAATTTGTTAGACCAAGATCTTTTGATATATCTTTTAGATCTTTAATTGTTAGTTTTTCATAATCAGTTTTATCTTTTGGAATTATTGTTGGATTTTGATTTAATAAATTAACAAGTTCATCTTTATTTTTTATATGAGCATTTTTAAGATTTCGTTCTTTAAGTAATCTTCTTATTTCT